GTATCCAGCGGCCAAATAGACGGCTTGCAGAACGAGCGTGTACAAAAAGCGGCTGTTGATTCTCATAGGGCTTCAATATCAAATTCCGAAGGCTGGACCAGCGTTTTGCCGCGTTCACAATCGAAAAGCTCAATGAAGGTTCGCGCACCTTCCGGCAAAACTGATTTCACTGGTCCGTAAGGATTGACGCCATTGGTTTTGTGAATCTCGCCGCCCGAGCTAACGTGCCACGGTCCACCAGGCAACTGACGATTGAGCGCCAGGGCCACCGGGCAGCGGTAGCCGTTGCAGGGTTCGCCTTGCTCGATGTCAGCGGCGGTGATAGAAAAACGCATGGAGTCAGCCTTTCCCGTTTCGGCGTTTCAGGAAGTACAAAAATGCGCGGAGGTTGCCCGGGTCTTTCTTGCGGTCAACCAATCCCAGACCGCGCAAATCCTCCAGCCGGTTATTAACGGCGGTATTTCCTTCGGGAAGTTGCAGTCGTGCGGTAACGTCGGCGGGCGTGCCTTCTTCTAAATCCTCCAAGGCTTCGAGGGTTTGGAAAAGTTCATCGCCGAGTGATACCTTGCCGCCGTGTTCACCGTGACATTTTGGACACCATATCAAAGGTCGTTTCATGCGGATTATTTGTCTCACCAAAACGAGTAATCCGCAATGGTTATTTTTTGGACATTATCAAACACCCTGAAAACATTGGACAGGACCGCGCTTTTTTATTCCTGAAAATAGTTTCACTTTTCTGTTGACTCTTTCACCGTTTTGAGTGAAACTGTGTTCAGTGACAGCGAAACAATAAACAGAAACAACATAAAATTATGCAAGACTTCACCGCAACGTATGACCCCGCCGACAATAAAATTCGTATTCGTGCCACCTCGCGCCTGCCAAAAGATTTATATGATCGGGTCCGGGCGCATGGTTTCATATGGGCGCCGAAACAAGAATTGTTCGTGGCGCCGATGTGGACACCGGAGCGGGAAGATTTAGCCTTGGAGTTAGCGGGCGAAATCGGCGACGAGGATACAAGCCTCGTAGATCGCGCCGAACAACGCGCCGAACGTTTCGGGGATTACAGCGAAAGCCGCAAAGAAGATGCCGCGCAGGCTCATGCGGCGGTGCATTCCATCTGCGACGGCATCCCGTTGGGCCAGCCGATTCTAGTTGGCCATCATTCCGAGCGCCACGCCCGCAAGGATGCCGAGCGAATCGAAAACGGTATGCGCCGAGCGGTCAAGATGTGGGATACCGCGCAGTATTGGCAGAGCCGCGCAACCGGGGCGCTACGCCTCGCCAAATACAAAGAGCGGCCCGACGTTCGCGGGCGCAGAATCAAAGGCATTGAAGCGGACAAGCGCAAAAAGGAACGGACAAAGGCCGAGTACGAAAAATGCCTGCGTTTCTGGAATGGTGAATTGAAATTGCGAAACCCCGCAACCGGCGAATCGCGCCCGCTGGAGATCACCGAAGAAAACAAGGCAACGATTGCTCACGTCCTGGGCAACAGTTCCGACTTCGGTTATTTGCCCGTTATCAAGCAGGCCGACGGCTCGGGCGACTGGCACGCATACGACGTTCTGCGGCCAGATGAAGAACGGTACAAAGCCTGCCCCGCCTGCACCGTTGCCCAATGCCAGGAAGCCGCCCGCCGTCTTTATCCTCAGTGGATCGAGCGTTGCAACCGCTGGCTGAATCACTACGCAAACCGAATTTCGTACGAACGCGCCATGCTTGACGAGGGCGGCGGACTGGTTGGCGAGAAGATCGCCACACAGTACGAAGTTGGCGGCCGGGTCAATATCCTGCGTTATGGCTGGTCGCTGATTGTCCGGGTGAATCGCCGGGCCGGGGTGGTAATGAGTTTGACGATTGCGGGTGTAGGCTGGCGCAGTATCGGCTTGGAGGAAGTGCAAGGCTATCAGGCACCGAGCGCCGAAGATAACGCCAAGGTTAAAGCGGTCACAAAAACGCCGCCGCTGTGCAATTATCCCGGCGAAGGATTTTTGCACCAGACAAAGGAGGAATGGGAAAAGACGGTGCCGCAATGGTCCGACTTCCCCAAGTATATCACCGTGAAAGGCACCGAGACTGCGGGAAAGCATCGAGTGAGAAATCAGTGCGAAACGGGTAAGGAGTATTACAAAACCAAGCCCGTTTTCCTGACCGATTCAAAGCGCGTTGATCCACCTGCGGCAACGGCACCCGTGAAGCTCGCGCCGTTCGTGCCGCCGCCTGACGAGGATGAACCCGCGCCGGTGGCAACGCCGAAAGCGGAGAACCCCGAGGAAGCCAAATTCGACGCCATGCGGGACAGTCTCAAGGCCGGGGTCCAGGTCGTGACCGCTCCGCAACTATTCCCCACGCCGGCAGACCTCGCCGCCCGGATGGTGGAAACGGCCTTTGAAAATGGTTGGGGTGTTCAGATCGGCGCGGAAATGAACCTCAAGTGTCGGGTGCTCGAACCGAGCGCCGGAACGGGGAACATTCTCGCGGCCATCGGCCAAGCCTCAAAGGAGCATCGCGCCTGCGGGTTTGAACTGGTCGCCGTGGAAATTAACCTCAACTTGGCGCACGCTCTCGCCGCAAAGTTTCCCGTCGCGGATGTTCGCCGCACGGACTTCCTAACTTGCAACGGGGACTTGGGGAAGTTTGACAGAATCGTAATGAACCCACCTTTTGAACGCGGGAGCGACATCGAGCATATTCGGCACGCTGTCGGGATGCTCGCGGACGGTGGCCGGTTGGTCGCCATCTGTGCCAGTGGTCCGAAGCAGCGCGAAGCCCTGGAACCGCTTTGCGATTCATGGACGGACCTGGAGCCGGGGACCTTCAAAGAGTCTGGAACGATGGTCAACGTTGCCATGATCGTCATAAACAAATAAACCAAAATGCAAAAATTCCTCTTTTCCAAATTCTATTGGCCCGTAACCCTAGGCATAATCGCCCTGGCGTGCTGGTGCTTTTACTCGGTGATTCATTGAACCATGAAACAAAAACTTTACATAGACGGGGGCGAGCCGCTTCTCAGTGCGTGGCCCGAAACGCTGACCGATGGCAGCGAAGTTTGGCAACTGAACTTTCGCGGGGGCGAAGTCCTGAACTGCCTCAACGAAGCGCGGGCCGATGAAGCTTTCCGGCTGATCGCGTTGGCCGTGAAGATCGGAACCGGGGAGGCCCTCGTTTTATGACCCGCCACCCACGCCCGAGAATTAAACCTTGGCCGGGAAGCGTTCGCCCTCGTGGGTGATCGCGGCCCGGACTGGGAGCGGATCGAACAGGAAACCAAAGCCCGCGAGCGTGAACGCTTGGAAGCGGAACGGATTGCGCGGGAGCAACAATCGGAAATGTTCACATGAAAGTACACTATTCCAGCAAATCAAACGAGTGGGCAACCCCGCAAGCGTTCTTCGACAAGTTGAACGCTGAATTTCATTTCACGCTGGACCCGTGCAGCACGGATGCAAACGCAAAGTGCGCCAAGCATTTAACCAAGCGTCAGAACGGACTTGCTCAGGACTGGCGCGGCGAGCGCGTTTTTATGAACCCGCCATACGGCAGAGGCAAGGCCGGTGTCGGTGCCTGGATGCGAAAGGCGCAATCCGAGTCAGCACAATTCAAAGGCGCGTTAGTGGTGGCCCTTGTGCCTGCCCGGACTGATACGAAATGGTTTCACGATTACGTTGCTGCTTTTGGTTACGAGGTCCGCTTCATTCGTGGCCGTTTGAAATTCGGAAGCGGTAAGAACTCCGCGCCGTTTCCGTCCATGCTGGTTATTTTCGACTCAAACACGCCGAACTATTTGAAGTATTTCCCGTTCACGAAATGACAATTCCCGACCACATAAAGCGTGACGCCGAAACCGCGGCCGAAGCAACCGCTCGCGGCGACTGGTCACTGGCAACGCATATCCGCAACCGCTATCGCCCAGGCTCGCCGGATCGAATACAATTTGACTGGATCAGCAAAGAACTGGCAACGCTGCAAAATAAATCTTCGCCAGTTGGACCCGATAAACATTGAGCGGAATTGGGGTGCATCATTTTTCTGTTGCAAATAATCCCACTTTGCCCCATAGTCGCATCGTTCACTTGAACCTGAACATGATAACAAACAAAAACATTTGCCGCCGTTCTCCGGTCTGCGCGTTTCCTCAAGCGCGTAAGGTTCAATCGGGGAGCGGCGGCGCTTTGAGGAAATAAGTTATGACCACAATTAAAATCCCGGACGCAGTTGCGGAGCAAGTCGTTAAAGGCATCATGGAGAATTTCCCGGAGGCGAGCAATGGCTCTGCTCTGGTTTGCGTGGGCTGGCGCTATGACGCCTGGCAATTCACGTTAGAGGACAGCGAGTCCGGCAAATCGTATCGGCTCGGAAAGGCTGCGCTCTTGAAAGCCTTCCCGCTGATCTTCACCGACAAATGGCCGAAAGGCTGCACCCAGCCGCCCGCGTCCAGTGATCCCGAAGTTTGGGACAACTGGCTTTGTCAGGCTGACGCGATTGACTTCGATGCCTTCGCGCAACTCGCCTGCTTGGGTGAAGTGATTTACGGCTAACCCCTTAACCCAAAACCAAAAAGTTATGAATACTGAAACGAAATTCACGCCGCCGAATATCAGCGATTACGCCAGCGGTTACGAGAACCACATGGTCGGGGATGCTGCTTTTAGAGACGGCACCAAATACCGATTCGTGATCCTCGACAGTCAAATAAAACACCTTTACCTCTACACCGGGCCGGATTATTCGCGTAATGACTTCGCCAGCCGTGCTCCGCGAAAGGTTCAAGCCGTGCTCGATGCTGCGTTGCCTCTATTCCCTGGCTCCGTGGCGCAGATGCACAAACGGCACGCTCAACAGGACGCCGACACCAAAGCGCAGAACGAAGCCGCGATAAAGAAGCAGAAACTTGAGCAAGCCGCGCCGGATATGTTCGAGGCGTTGAAAGAAGCGGCAGACCTGATTTATTGCTGCTCGCGGGTGAACGAGTTGAACAAGGAACATTTCCCGCATCGCTCGCCCGAATGGGTTTATGACCATCCTGACACACCGCGCAAACTGGCAATGAATAATTTGCTGGATGCGCTGAAGAAGTGCGAAAATGGAAAAGCCCGCGCCGCCCTCGCCAAAGCTTCCGGGCGGGAAAGTGAGGCCCGGCCGTGAAAGTTTTTGTGATTCAATCGAATGATGGGCGATGGATTAAGGATGGCGTTCGAGGCTTCGGCTTGACCAAGCGCACCGAACTGCGCCAGTGTTACGCCAGCTTGGAAGCTGCCCGGGGTGCTCTTACCGACGCATGGGCCAAGTTAAAGGCCCGTGTTCTGGCTCTGGCGATTCAAGAGGTGGAAATATGAACGCTCTGCAAACCTTCATTGCCTCCGTGCCCTGCGGCTTCCTGAAATCAACCGATATGCCCAAGCTGATCGAGCTGGACCGGCTTTGCCCGGTGCTTGTCCGTTGCGGTGGCTGCCGGTTCACTTGCGCGGCCCAAGACTGCGCCCACCTCATCAAGTGTATCGAGGCCAGCGGGGATTACTGCCGGGATGTCAGCTTTCCGACCGGGAGCGTTGAGCGGGCCGCGACTTGGGTGCCGGATAAGGCATACACCGATAAGCACGGCTACGGGTTCAAAGTGGGCGACCGCGTGAAGCGCCGGGACATTGCCGATTGCCCCGCCTTTGTCGTTGAGACTGTGCCCGAGCCTCCATACGTGCCGGGTATTCGAGCTGAGGGTGACACTGAGCCGGCTGTCATGTGGTGCCCGTCAAGTTGGCGCCTTGCCTGACCCGAACCGCCCACCACTCACCCGGCCGGGATTGTCCTGCGCCGGGTTTTTGCTGTCTTCATGGGCATGTCTTCGAGAGTTTAACCCAATGGTAACACGGCTCGGATGAGGGTCTAAAACAAGGTCCAATCCCCCTAGCTACCTTCCGCGGGCTCGTCCTGGGGCATTTGGTGAAGCCGAATTTCAGCCAAACCATTGCAAAATGCCAGAAAAGCCAATTTTGCCCTTCCTTGGCGTCTGGATGCCTCCAGGACGCGCCGGCAGAAACCACGCTCCCGACACTTGGGCCAGGACGGACTCGCCACGGCAGGACGGCGCCAGCGGTCAAAGGCGGGGCAAAATGACCAATGGTTACACTTAGGGCTTGACTCCGGGGACACAAAGGGCGTTATTTGGGCTGAAATGACCGCCGAAGCCTTGCAAGTCCAGCCAGAAGATGAAATCGAGGCGGAAACGGACGCCGCTACACTGGAAAGCATCCAATGCTCGCCAGAGCGTAGCCCGAAGAGCCGGCCGAACCGAGCAACCAGCCTCACCCAACTACTTGACATTGCCGAGGCAACATACGACAGGCTGATGAAGGAGCCTTTGGAGCCAGCGGATCACGCTGCCCTTGCTCGCGCGTTTTGCCTCATTGACGAGCGTATCCGCATACGCAAAGGCATTCCACTCCCGGGCCAGCTCCGCCCAGACCTGGTTCCCGGGAAGCGCGGGAAGCGCGAGGGGATCATTGACCTAGCCAAAGCCGGCAACTTCGCTGAAGCGGTCGAGGCGCCGAAGGCCACAAGCCAGGTTGCGCCGGCAGCCCCGAAATAACCCGCTTGTGCGCTACCTGTAGCGTACGCCCCGCTGGGAGTTATCTTCAAAGCACTAGAGAGTAGGAAACACTTGATGCCATTGGTCTATCTCACTATTGCGATATGAGCATAAGTGATATTGTGCGAATATTCGGCCTTTTCGTGCCTGTTTCGCTTGTGGTGTCGGATCGGTCTTGGTATCGTGATTCATGCAACTCGAACTCAAGCTTTCAGACGGCCAAACCGCTATCATCGAGACGGAGGAATGGAAAGAGGTCGTCGGATTTCCGCTCTATGACGTGTCAACCCTGGGCAGGTTCCGCCGTCGCTCCAATGGCCTGTTTATCACTGGCACGATAGCCAACAACGGATACCGTCATATCGGCCTAATGCGTGATGGCCGGCAGATCACTAAGCTTGCCCATCGCCTTATTGCCGAGACGTTCCTTGAGCAGCCATCCCCGGCCCATAGCGATGTGAACCATCAGAACAAGCAGCGTGCCGATAATCGCGTATCCAATCTCGAATGGATGACGCGCTCCCAGAACTCCAGGCACTCGAAGCAAAAATGAGGACTCTCTTATTTTTTCTTCGACCCGTCCCCGCGGTCCCCACCCCGGGAGTCCCGCCGCTCCGGTGAGCGCGTGAGTGACACCCCTACACCCGATGCCCCTACCCCTCAGTAATTCCCTACCCCAATCCCCCAACCTTCCATTACTCAACTCCGTTTCTAAAAAATAAAAAATCTCGATAATCAGAGAAGTTCTCCCTGAATTTCCAGAGGAACGTAGCAGGTGATGGCGTAACCGAGGTCTTGGTCGGGTTCGAAGTTGGGATCCTTGGAGAATCCGATGGAGCTCATGTCGGCCGAGGGTTTGTTTGGGATGGGCGGCCGGATGTGTCGGATGAAGGCTCCGCGGGCTTTGAGACTTCGGATGGTCTGCTCGTAATCGTTCGATTCGACCAGGAGTTTCTGTTTGTCCCATTTCTGGACAGGCTTATCTCCGTCCGAGTTTGGGTTGGCGTCCCAGAGGAATTGTGGGCGTTCGATCCAGGGCATGATTTTGTCTAAAATTCCGACCAGTATTCTCAGCGGGCGAGAATTCTCATTCTCATCCCCCTACGGGGATGATGAGAATATGAGAATCTCATCGCCTTTATCATGAGAATCTCACTGAGAAAATGAATGAGAAAACCATGAGAATTCAGCGCCGGTTATAGACGCATAATTCCTTGTTAAATGTGAGCTTTTTGGACTTCACAGCCGCAAATACATGGCGGTAAGCCGTAGCCTTGGAACACCCGCTTTCTTCCATTACGATTTTCACCAATTCCGACCTCGTCTTAGGACCGGAGCAGAATTCGGCTACTTTTTCGGGTGTTATGACCGCCTCATTCGACTTCTGGCCAGACATTTCAGACTCCCAGGCTTTGATGTCCACGTCCGGGTCGCACTCATAAATCATGGTTTCGGTATCCAGCCGGACAGCGAATGGCGGGAATTCTCTGCCATTTGAACATTTACCGCAGGCGAACACGAGCCGGTCGTTGTTATTGGCGTCCACGGGAGCAATGTTGATCTGGCCGCGAGCCCAAGAATGCAGGGCCTTGGAGTTTCGGGCGAAGGATGATCGGTCATACCCGATGGCTTTGGCCGCGCCAGATCGCCCGGTGATGGCGTGGTGTAGGACTACGATTCCTCGCATTGGGTTCGTTCTCCGTGAGATTCGAGTGAGAATTTGGAGTGTGGCCTTCATGTCCACGTCCTTATTCAAGTCGCCTACCGAGAACTCGTTAAGCGGGTCGAAGCAGATCACATCCGCTTTGCTGTCCTCGATTACTTCGGAGAGATTGGCGACATTTTCAGGGTTTTCCAGAGAGACAAACGAATCAATGTCGTTCTCGATGGTGTGAACCATGATTTGACGGTCAAACTTGTCCCAGGTTCCGTTGAGCCATGAATGCACTTTGCCCAAGTCGTGCTTGAGTCGCCGGTTTGAATTCTCAGTCTGCAGTACCAGCCATTTTAGATTCTCTCCCCCTGTTTCAAGCGCAAGGAATTTGATGCGCGAGGCGCATGAGGCAATGAACTGGTACAGCAAGCGCGATTTTCCGGTTCCGCCCGCAGCAGCGAATACCAGAGATTGACCGAGCGCGAACAGGCGGTCCCCTAGGATCACGTCGGAGTCGTCAAAGGTCATAGCCATAATTTCAGACGGGCGCCGGACGGTAAGGCGTGGAGCGTCCACCGGGCTTTTCAGATCGTCGAGCGACCGCTTGGTGATGCCGATGATTTGCTCGGCCATTTCCGGGTGGGCGTCAAGCGTCTGGCTGGCCTCGGCCGCGATTGACTTCGCCCGCCGATGCTGAAACTGCTTCCACACGTCCTCGGCCTCCAGTTCGGCCAGGGAAATAATGAGCGGGTCAGAGGTCAGGTTGGCGAAGAACTGAATGCCTCCAATCTTGTCGAGTTCACCTTTGGCTTCGAGGAACTCTCTGACCGAAGCGCCATGCACAGGCTGGTCGTCCACGCGCATGTCGTAAATGGCCCGGGCGATGATGGCGTGTCGCTGGTCGTCGAAGGATTCGGGCGCATGGCGCAGCAGGTTGCTGATGTTGGGCGGGAATGTCTGCGGGCACTCGTTTATCAACCCGGCGAGGATGCTGGCTTCTTTGCGGTGAAGGCTCATAGGAGGGAGGCTTGTTGGAGTTTAAGGACGGGCGGCGGGGGTTCAGGAGGGATGTACTCGGCCAGGTGTTGCGCCACTGACCATGAAGGGGTCGAGAATCGTGCCTGCAGGACATTTGTGAAGTAATTTCTGAATGAGTTTGATCGGCTTCTCGTTTGGATGGACCCTTCCATTCTTTGCCATCGCTTGAGTGGGGTGAGCGTAAATGACGTTGCTCTCGTCCCGGCTTCCCACGAATCCCGATCCGATAACGTAAATTTCTTCGCTCGATGGTTTCCAGGGCAGGCTCAAATCCCCCATGCCAAGGGCGGCGCCTTTGTCCCAAACTAAAACCATTTTTGTTCCTGCAGGCGGGTTGCATTTTCGAGACCCGAAAACCAGCATTGGCAAACCTTCAAGCATGTCCAGCACTTGATCTCGTGCGGAAGTATTTTCGTCACAGAAGATTTGACCAGACCAGGGGGTGACGCCGGGGATTCTATAACCCGTGTCGTAAGCAATCCCATACGGCGGGTCCGTCAAAACCAAGTCCACCTTGGTGAGCGTCGGCAGAATATCGCGGCAGTCACCGTGATAAATCACGATGCCTTTTCCGTCGTCGTAATAGGGCTTCATACGGTAAACACCCCATTGCCACCCCGGCTCGACCGAGCGTACTGTGTCGGCATGAGCATAGGACTTTTATTTTGGGTCATAATGATTATCGGTTTGCTGTTCGGTGGCTACGCAAATCGAGAACCTGGCAAGTTTGGTCCTTGGATTACGAACAGTTTTGTTATCTGGGTATTGTTCGCCTTGGTGGGATGGAAGTTGTTCGGTCCCGCGATTCATCAGTAATTTCATACCCTCATCCCCAAAGGCGTAACCACATTCCTGCGCCTCGGTCCCCTGACATGCTCTTTGCGGAGTTGAGTGGATAGGCAATAGCAACTCCCGTCGAGCGCGTGGAACACATGGCTGGTTACGCGCCACAGAGCATTATTCGTTTTGAACATTATTCCCATTGGAGGCTCCAGACGTTTCATTCGTCTCTGTTTTTTCTAACGCTGACTCGCGTATCTTCTTCCGATGCGATTAGCCATTCCCGAATCTGGCCATACCGCGAGAACCAGTTTCCGAGGCCATACTTGACGTTCACTGTGCCATCTTTGGCCCCGGACTCGTGGCGTGTGCAAAATATCTGAACCGAATCCCAGTGTTCCCCAAGAGCCTCTGCGGACTTTCGGAGCATCTCCAAATCTTTCTCGGCATCAGCGTTCATGGCCTGATGTTAATTGTGATTCTCAGCGCCGTGGCGAGCTTCTGCAACGTCACCAGCGAAGGATTGCCGCCGCGAGTCTCAATCTCGTAAAGCAGGCTCTTGGGAAGTTTGGCAGTTGAGGCAAGTCCGGGCTGCGTAATTTTCTGTTTAATCCTGATCTTGCGAATCAGCCTGCCGAATTGTTTTGCGGTCATGCGGTAAAGAGAACCACATCGGTTCGGTTTCGTCAACCATTAAAATAAAAAAATCGCGCCCCATTTCTGAGGCGCGAGGTCGTGAAAATCGGCAGAACGCCGGAAGATCACTCCTTAAGGATTGGGGGCGGGCGGCGGTTCGGGCACCGGCGCGTCGGCATTTTCGTCGTCGGCCTTTTGCGTCAACCCTTCGAGCCGTTCCAGGCTGGCCGTGGCCTCGGCGGGGAGTTCGACATCTTCGAGGGAAGATTTGAGCGTTTCAATTTCCGTGATGATCTTGGTCATCTTCGTGTTCAACGCTTCGAGTCGTGGCTGTAGTTCGTTTGCTTTCATAATGAGTCTGTCCAGTTTTTGACCGATTGTTTCGTTATCCGGCTGACACAATCGGCGACACAGCCAAGAGCGGAACCGGGTTAGTAGTTTCACAACCTCCAAGGTGTCACCAATGCGAGAATGAGGCAACGACTAAATCCCCCGCTGCGCCTCGATTGCACCCGTCGGCCAACAGGCCGGGAGCGCGTTGCTCGAACATATTTTTGCGAAGATTGAGGCGACAGCGGGGGAAATTATGGAGCCACTCCAACGACCATCTGGACTTCTTTGAACGGTGCGAGTTTGTATTTGACCGAATCAAATTCAAAATCCCTCTGCGCGAGCGAGGTCGGGTCAACCATGACGCGAGCGCCAGGCTTCAAATCCTCCGGCACCTTCGAGCCGCAGGCGACGATGCGCCACTCGTAGCAATCAGGCACGTAACGCTCGGGGATGACGATACTCAGTTGGAAGCTGGGCACGTAGGGAATGGGCGTGAGCAGGACTTGATTGGCGAGGGGGCGCAGGCTCATCGTGAAAGCTCCTTTTCCACTATGGGGATGCCGCGTTCAATGGCGAGGTTTGCAAGCGTCCCGATGGGAAATTTTATCGGCAGCTTTTTCTTGAGGCTTTCCAGCTTTTGATAATGTTTGCCAATGACTCGAACCTGCTTCATTGCGTCGTGTTCTTTAGACATGCAAAGACGACTACCACTAGTGGGGCAATTTGTCCAAACAAAAAGAGTTGATTATTTCCCGGGATGGGTTAAAACCACGGCATGAGATTGAAAGACCGAAATCGGCAGGTGCCCGGTGGGCTCACCTACTATATCCCGCAAATTCCGAATTGGCGACCACAGCAATGGTCCTCGCTGGACTCGCTCGCGCAACAAGTTTTGGCGGTGAGGCAGGCCAATCCGTTCTTAACCCAAAAGCACAACTGGAGCTTGGACTTGAACCAGATACTTAACGAGGTTGACGAGATGAACGCCAACTATCAGGCGCAACTTGGGAACATGAATTTCGTGGTCGGAGATGGAGGCTCCCCACCGCCAAACCCCCGGCAGCCGCCCAGCCAGCAAGAGGTCCAGCGTCTAAGTGCTGTGGCGGCTAAAGCTCGTTCGATCTGGTCTGGAATCAAGACGCTCGGGGCATGGCTCGAATCTGGCGGCGAAGCGGTTGACAAGGGAACGGCTGAATCCCGAGCCGATACCTGTATCAAGTGCCCCCTAAATGGTGAAGGCGACCTGAGCCGTTGGTTTACGATCCCTGCGGCTGGGGCTATCCAGCGACAGTTGCAGAAACTCCATGAGCGCGAACTCTCAACCAGCGTGGATGGCCAACTCAACATTTGTGAGGCGTGCTTATGCCCAATGAAATTGAAAGTTTGGGTTCCTGTCGGATTCATCAAGGCGAACACTCCAGACGAGACGCTCGACAAACTCAGAGCCGCCCCTGCGTGCTGGATTCCGAAAGAGCTTGCGCAAAGCTAACCGCTTCGCTAAATTCCATGAATGGAAAAAATAAATATGCCGTTGCTCTCGGAAGGCTTGGTGGAATCGCCAGAAGCAGGGCAAAAACCGCCGCTTGCCGACTCAACGCAAAGCGACCGAGAAAAAGAAAGGCGAGACCGACGAAGGGCTTACGTTCGGAATTACAATCGTGAATGGGCTAAAAAATATCCTGAGAGGATCGCGGCCATACGCCGAAGGGAGCACATCAAAAATGCAGCAGCTTACAAAATCAGGGTTAAAAAATATTCCAAGACTCCAAAATTTAAAGCAAGGGTTGCAAGATATTTCAAGAAGTACCTCCCCGGCTATTATGAAAAGAACAGGGAGCGACTTAACCAGAAGGCAAGTGCTTACGCAAAGTCTCACCCCGATATGCGGCATAGGATGCAGGTTAATTGGAGAAAAAATCATCCCGAAAGTTATCGTGCCCACGCAAGGGCTGGCAGAATCAGAAGAAAGGCAAGGATGGTCGGCGCGGATGTCGGATGTCCGCACGTCAATGCGCTCATTAGAAAATGGAGGCTTAGGAAATCGTTTGAATGTTATTGGTGCGGAGACCGATTCGGGATCAGAAGCCTCCACGTTGACCACATTATCCCTATTTCAAAAAAACGGAAAACACGAGGCTAAAAACATTTGCCCGTCATGCCCGGAGTGCAACTTGAAGAAAAAGGACAAGCTTCAAACCGACCAAAACTACCGGGGCCAAATGCTCTTGTGCTAAAATTCGTGCGTATCTGCCTTGTTTACGTCCTCCCCATGCTCAACGCCGAGGTTTACGGACCCGCCGCGAAACGGTGGTCGCAGAGTTACATGGATTTTCCACCCGGCGAAACCGACCATGAAATAGTCGTCTGCCTGAATGGCGGAAACGGACACGGCCCTTACCAGAAAAAGTTATTTGAACCTCTTCCGGTTACATTTTTTGAGCACAACAACTGGGGCAAGGACATCGGCGCGTTTCAGATGGCCGCTGAACAGATTCCCTGTGACCTGCTCGTTTGCATGGGAAGCTTCGTTCACTTCCACCAAGCCGGATGGCTGGACCGCATGGTTCACGCTTTCGAGGACAACGGCCCGACGGTGTACGGTGCCTGGGGATTTCACCTCCCCTCTCCGCATTTGCGCACCACGGCTTTCTGGATGCCGCCCGATCTGCTCAACGCTTACCCGACTCAAATTGGCGACCGTGACCGATACGGGTTCGAGCACGGTGGAAACAGCCTCACTCTCTGGAGTCAGCGCATGGGTTTCGAGCCTCTAATGGTGACCTGGAACGGTGTTTTCGACATGCCCCAGTGGCATCACGTTGACGGCGCGGAGTCCCTGATCTTGGACCAACACTGCGACCGGGCAGGGATAAAGTGATGAAACCCATTGCCGTATTTTATCATTGTCGAGTCAGCGCCAACGGTGATGCTCCAATTCCATTCGAGCACGGCATCAGCGTAGTGGCCCGACAGGTCATTGCCCTGCGCGACAGCGGACTGGCCGAGGCGGCTTCGGAAATGTTCATCGGCGTCAATGGCGGCGAAGAGGACACGATGGCGGTTTCCTCGCTGGCTCCCGAGAAGGCGAAAGTCATCCAGCATCCCGACGGCTCGAAAGGCGAGCATCCGACACTGCACGCGCTCCAGAAATGGTTGCCGGAGCATCGTGGGTGGCACGTTATTTATTTTCACACGAAAGGCGCGACCAAGCCCGGAAACGCTTTTTGGGACCAGTGGCGCGACTGCATGATGAAGCATTGCGTTTGGAACTGGCAGCAATGCGTTCTGGACCTCGAAATGGGATTCGATACCGCTGGAGTTCACTACCTCGTTCCTGAGAAGTATCCCGGGTCCGTATTGAGCCCGTTCTACGGCGGAAATTTCTGGTGGGCTAAGAGTGACTACCTTCTGACGCTGCCTCCGATTGCCCCGAGCGCCGTTGACCGGCCGAGTTTCTACGACGCCGAATCATGGATAGGCCGAGGGCCGCGCCGTCCAAACGCTCGCTGTTACGGATCTCACTGGCCCAACCCGACCGACTGCCACGCATGACCATAAAGCGTAGAATTTTAAAACTTCTATCCGAGTCTCCGTCCACTGCTGCTGAATCTGGAATCATTTTGTTCCCCCGGATGAAGATGCGAGACGGGATGAGGTCAGCATCAGCGCATTTGTGCTATCTAAGAACCAAGGGAGTGATAAAAGTCATCGGAAAAGTCACCCGAGACGGAAAGAAGTCGGGTCTGTGCATGGCAAATCTTTACGCGATCAATAAGACATGACAGACATAAACGAAAACGAACTAACGATCTGGATGCCGGCGTGGGGTGATGCTCACCTGAACATGCTCCAGAATTTCGGACTCCCATCGCTGATGCAGCCAGGAAACCTTCCCGCGTGCGGATACTCCAAAATTTACGTTGATTGCCCAACTATTCCAGAGGATGTAGTCAGGCTGGAAAAAATTGTCATGGAAGGGATGGCTGGGTTGCCGGTGGAGTTCAAGCGTCAGAACCCATCGCTGGACGGATTGATAGAAACCGTTCTGAATGCCAAAGCACGCAGCACTAGATTCCTTACCGCGCTACCCGATTTCGTTTTTGGCAACGGATCCATAGGAAACATAGTGGCTTACGCCCGTGGCAAGAACGTCTGTGTTGCCGGTCCCCATCTGCGCGTGAACGAGGACGACTTGATGGGCCACTTCGGAGGCAGGTTCAATTCTGCCACCAATGCCGAATTGGTGTTCCTGACCATGCGGTACATGCACAACAACACGCGTGACTTTTTCACCGACCAACCCAACGCTTCGCATTTTGGAGGCGTATCCATAACCCATCTGAGCAACGGTTCGTACGCAATGGTGCATCATCTTCCCAACGTGTTCCTTGCGTGGTTCAACGACTCAGACGCGGATTACTTTATGAAATGCACGGATCGGGACTTCTGGGACCACGACTGGCCTAAGATTCCCGTTTCCGAGGGTCGTTACCGAATGATCGGGTCCAGTGAACTTTTTTATATGCTGGAACTCACGGGCCGGGACTCGCACGGGTTGGGCGCAACCAAAATGGACAACAGCGAAACCTGCTGGGTGGACAAGCTTCATTTCAAAACGAGCCACAACTTTGCAATATCCCTCCACACATGAAAATCGCCATCTGCGTCCCGACCCGAGGCAACGACATATACTACAAGCTCATGTTGTTTTGCTGTGCGGAATCGAGAAAGGGTCACGACATCATTTCTTTCCCTTGCAACGGCGGGGCGGCTATTTCCCAAACCAAACTTTTCGACGCGGTATTGATCGGAGGCTACGACGGGATGTTCCTGATTGATTCGGACGTTTGCCCGCCAGACAACGCGCTAGACGTGCTTATCGGTCACAGGCTTGATATAATCAGCGTTCCCACCTTGATGACTTCCGGCAAGGATGTTCACTGGAATTACCATATGGACCCGGATAGCCGAAGAATCTATTCTCCCAGGCAGAACTCAGGAATTACTGAGGTGGTGTTCACCTCCTTCGCCTCGGTTTTGATTGGCGCTCAGGTTCTTCGGGAGTTCAAAAGACGAGGGGAAAGCTGGTTTGGAATGAGCGACTTGGTGCCGGCGCATCTCCATGACGGAATAGTTTCCAATGGCCTGACCGACCATGCCTTTTTCAACAAGGCGAGGGCGATGGGGTTTAAAATCTTCATGAACTGGAACCTTAGAAATGCCGTCCATCACAAGTACATGGCCCTGGACGACCAGTGTTTTGTCAGGGAAATAGGGAATACGTAGCCGTGGCTGAACGATTCCACATCCTAATGCCCTGCGCGAAGCCGCACTTCATACCAGCCATTGCCCCCTCGATTCTCCAGTGTGAAGCGCACCCGTTTGAGCTTCGGTGGCACATCTGTCAGCAAGGCACAGAGCCCGACGGAAAAGGATTTAGAAAAATCAACGAGGCGATTGGATGGTTCAAAGATGGATGGTTTTGGGCTCCCTCAGATGACAGCCTTCATTACCCAAATCTAATTCGACGCGCCGGAGAGATTATATCCTCCAATCCAGGAGTCGGCTGCATTGTCGTATCCGAGGACCGGGGGAAGAAAGAGGGAAATCGCATTATGCGGGCATCGTCATCCAATGTTCGCGTTGGAGAAATTGACGGGAGCCAGTGCATTTGGAGCCGTGATTTTGTTGGAGACGACCGTTTTCCGGTTGATGATTTTCCGCTGACGGCTGATGGGGTTTTCGCTGAGAGGCTATTTTCCAGATCGCCAGAAAGGTTTCATTTTCTGGATCAGGTGCTTGTCCGATTTAACAGCCTTGACCCTTAACCATAATGGGAGTACAGCAACATCGTGCTATTTGACCGCGCTGACGAAATTGATTCGATTGTCACAAATCTTAGGCAAGCAGACTTTTATCGTGGCCAGAACCGCGCTCTGATTGACATGGCGGCTAACGGCGCTCCGCCGTTCACGCCAGAGGAAGCCGAGGCCAACGGAATAGAGGTCAACTACTCCGACCTTTCGATGTGTCGCAGCGCGCATGACGCCCGTTCTCAGATGTCGAACGCCTTCATAAAGCCCGGCAACTATTTCCGCTGCACGACCGACATGGGCGACCCGAACAAGCGCGGCGATTGGGGAGCCATTGTCACTCGGGAAATCAGCCACATAATGAAGCGGTCCATACCGTACTTCGAGAAGTACCGGAGCACCTTCGCGCTGAACACCCTGCACGGCATTGCGCCGGGGGTATGGGCCAATCCCGACATCTGGCGACCACGCTCCGTCGGCATTGACGACGTGCTGATTCCCGGTGGCACAACGCTGGACATGGACGATCTGCCATTTTTCGCCATCCGCCACTCGTGGACAGCCCCGCAGTTGATCCGAAAGATTCGCCGCCCCAACGTGGACAAGGGTTGGAACATTCCATTGGCCGAAGCCTGCCTCGAATGGATTGACGCGGAGACAGCGCAACTTCAATCCAGCGCGTATCCTGATATGTGGAGCCCGGAGAAATGGGCCGAACGCATGAAGTCCGACGGCGCCTGCTACGCCGCCGACCAGGTGCCCACCGTGGACGTGTTCGACTTCCATTTCTGGGATGACCGCGGAGACGTGGCCGGCTGGCGCCGGCGCATCATCCTCGACGCTTGGAGCGAGCCCACGCTCGCGGCTGGCCGGGTGACCCAAAATCGTAAGGATCCCAAAGGCCCCTACGGCAAGGACTTCGCCAACCAATTCCTCTACACGAGCGGCGATGAACTTTACAGCAACTCCCGCCAGGAGGTAATCAGCTTCCAGTTCGCGGACCTGTCAGCCGTGGCACCCTTCAAATATCACTCCGTCCGCAGCATCGGATTCCTGCTCTACGCCGTGTGCCACATTCAGAACCGGATGCGGTGCAAATTCACCGAAAGCGTTTTCGAGGCGCTGATGATGTATTTTCGGGTCAAGAGCGAAGAGGACATGCAACGGGCACTCAAGGTGAAAATGTGGAATCGCGGATTCATTGACGAAACCCTCCAGTTCATACCCGCGAACGAGCGTTTTCAGGTCCGGGCTGATTTGGTGGAGTTGGGGCTGAGGATGAACGACCAGCTTATCGCCGATAGCTCCAGCAGCTACACCCAGAACGCGAACCACTCCCCTGACCAGACCGAGAAAACCAAGTTTCAGGTGATGGCCGAAGTCAACGCCGCGCAGAGCCTCGTGAGCGCCGGCATGTTGCAGGCATACCAGTATCAGGAGTTCGAGGACCGGGAGATTCTTCGCCGCTTCATGCGCAAGAATTCGTGCGACCCCGACGTGATGACGTTCCGGGCGAATTGCCTGCGCCAGCGCGTGCCGAATAGAATCCTCACACCCGAAGCCTGGGACTGCACTCACGAGCGCGTGTTGGGCACGGGGAACAAGACTCAGGAATTGCAGATCAGCCAATTCCTGATGGAAAATTTCCAGAAGTTCGATCCCGAACCGCAGCGCCAGATCCTTCACAACGTCACTACGGCCGTCAGCGACAACGCGGCTTTGGCCGACCAGTTGGTGCCGCTCAAAGGCGTGCCCGTCAGCGACTCGAAGCACGACGCGCAACTCGCTTTGCCGGCGCTCATGGGTGGCTATCCGGTGGACATAAAGACCGGAATGAACCACCAGGAGTACATCGCCGAAATCCTAAAAGGCATGGCCATGACGGTGAAGAAGATCAACCAGCGTGGCGGCGTGGCCACTCAGGACGAAATCGAGGGCTTGGTCAACGCGGGGCACCACGTCGAGGCGCATATCAAAATTCTGGCTCAGGACGAGGAACAGAAGGGCGTCGTCAAACAGTTTGGTGACGTGCTGGGTCGAGTGATGAACGAGGTCAAAGCGTTCGCGCAAAGGTTGCAGCAACAGCGCGAGGCGGCAGCCGCACAGAACGGCAATGGCCAGATGGACCCCGAGGCGCAGGCGAAAGTGGCGGCGACTATGTTGCAGGCCAAGACCAAGGCCGAGCTGGCGCAGCAAAGCCATGCGGAGCGCACGGCCCAGAAGCGCATCAGCTTTGAGCAAACCACCGCTCAAAAGGCCGAGGCTCATCGCCAGCAGTTGGCGCATGAGGCGCAACGGCAGCAAGTCGAAGTCGCCGGTGCCGATCTCAAGACCGCATCAGAAATCCACCAACAGGCGGCACGCGCCAAGGCCGAACCGCCAGCAACGAGTGATGAATAACCCCACCAACCCACCCTGCACCACTTCATCCCCGCCGTGCCCCAACCCCATGCTCAAAGCCCTCAACCGCGTCCTCCAACCACGCGATAGTCAAAACAAACGCTTTACGAAGCCTGCGAAGGAGCGTAAATCTAAGGTTAGACAGTATTATTAACCAACCAACCGAAGAAAGTGAGTCACTAATGTTATACGAAGTAGCCCTCATCCAGAAACCCACCGAGAACGAATTGAAGGAAGGCAAAGTTGAAACACTCATCCTGCCCCCAACCGCCGTGCTGGCCCAGGACGACCGCAGCGCCGCCGTCAAAGCTGTGAGCGACAACAAGGACAAGATCACCGCCGACTTGTCCCGAGTCACGGTCCTTGTGCGCCCTTTCGCGTAACTGGGGTGCGACAGGAAAACGCGCAGAAAGAAAGGGCTTACCCGTCGCCAGCGCAGAGCGTTCGAGCGCAGGCCAGGGCGGAAGAAAATCCGTTTGAGGCTTTCCAGGATAAGATTCGATCTTTACCGGACGGAATCCTAAATTCCCCATCGTGGATGGTTGCCAGCCCCAATACGGCTGGTGCAATGACCTATTCAGCCAGCAACCTGATGACCGGACTATTGAACGACCAAGGAGATTGATATGCCTTTGGAATTTTCCACCCCGAAGCAACGATTTGTAAAATCCAAAGACCGCTGTGAGGCCCACCGCTTCATCGTCTCTCACGCGCAGTTTGACCAGAGCGTTGACGTGGCAATGGCTGAGTTGACCGATGAACTTTTGCGCAGCCTTCCGCCAAGCGTCCACGACGGCGCGGCCAATGCCTACGCGATTGCGGGAGCGCAGAAGTTTATCCGCATCCTCAAGAATCTTTCCGAGCATCCCGAACCCACCAGATCAGCGCCATTGTCACAACTGCGTCACGACGCATGATTATCTGCCTTCTCAATTTCGCGTTATGCTGTACCGTTATAGGAATCTACGCAGCGGAAAACAATCCACAAAATCCCCCAATCTGGTTTCCCATTATCTGTGCCGAGTTCTGGTTCCTTATGATCGTTTTTAGACCGAAAGACACGGTTCAACCACCAACCATCGTATGCCCGAAATAACCACCGCCCCCGACCCCGCCTCCACCGTAACCGCCGCGCCAGCCGCCGCAGTTCCACATGGAACGCCATCGCGCCAGGCTCCACAGTCGCCCATGCAACGTCCACGGCCTGCTATGGACCGCATGAAGGCTGAAATTGAGCGCACAGCCAAGCCTGCCGATGGCGTGCCGCCCACCGCGCCCAAGACTGACGCCACAACGACCACCGCCGACCCCAAGCCCAAAACGGAGCCTTCGACGGCTGACCCCAAGCCCAAGACCGAACCCGGCACCGCCGACGCGCCCAAGACTGCGCCGGCCACAACCGACGACACCGCCCCGGACCCCAAGTTGGAGCAGTCCAAAATGCCGCCCGACATGGACAAAGCCGTGCGCGGCAAGGACGGAAAGATAAACCCCTGGAAGATGAAAGATTGGTGGCAAAACAAATATGCTGAGTCTCAAGCCGAAATCGCCAAGCTCAAGACCGAAGGGCTCGCTCCGGCCGAGAAGCAGGAATACCTCACCCGCATCGAAAAGGCCGAGGCGAAGCTCAAGGAATACGACGACGAAATCCGGCACGTCCGATACGAGAAATCCACCGAGTTCAAAGAGAAGTATCAGGCTCCCTTTGAAGCCGCCTGCAATCGCGCCATGAGCGAGTTGGGGGAATTGACGCTCCCTCAACCCGACGGGTCACAGAGAGCCTTGCAGTTGCAGGACATTCTGGATCTCGCGTGGATGCCGCTGCCCAAAGCCCGCGCTGCCGCGGTCGAACTCTACGGCGACTTCGCCGATGACGTGATGGCTCACCGCAAAGAGATTCGCGCCCTTGGTGAGCAGCAAGCCGCCGCCCTGAAAGACGCCAAGGAGAACGGAGCCAAGCGCGAGAAAGAGCGGCAGGAAATGCAGACCAAGACCCAGCGCGAGGTCAGCGAGCACATCCAAAAAACCTTCAAGTCCGCTCTGGACGACTCGCTCAAGCATCCCGAAATAAGCGAGTTTTTCAAGCCGAAAGAGGGTGACGAAGCCTGGAACAAATCCCTCGAAGAGGGGAAGCAGCTTTTCAAGGCCATGTATCGGGAGCCCGACGACCCGAATCTGACTCCGAAGGAACGGGCGGAACTGGTGGCGACCCACGCGGCGATATTCAATCGCAGTGCGGCTTTCGGACCCATGCGCCGGCTCATCAAGTCGCTCCGTAAGGAACTTGCCGACGTGAAAAAGGAAAACGAAGGCTTCAAAGGCAGCCGTCCCGACGCGAGCGGCGACACCCAATCGGCGGCGACACCGGCGACTAACGGCATGAGTCGAATGGAGCAAATGAAAGCGGCATTGGCTCAACCTGACGCGCCCTGGGCGAGGAAGTGATATGACATTCAAATGGCGTCCAAAGGAAGGGTTTTGGTTTGTTTGGGGTTTCAAAAACATAACTCACGGACAAATTTTCTTCTACCTCAAAAAAGAAGGAATTGTGATTACAAATAAATGGGCCGTTGATCCTGAAATGGTAAACCCATTTTGGTTTTCACTGTTTTGGAACCAATTTTGGAAGCGCGGATTCCGACTTGGTTATTATCGCGCTGCGAACGGAAAGGTATTTGGAAGGATAGGAGCCTAAATGAAAACTAAATTCTCCCTTACCAACGACGATCTGATGGTGCTCCAAACCCCGGGCCTTCCCGCAGAATCAGCCAACCAAATCTGGCATGGCGTGTGCAAGCGCGTTGGGTGTCAGTTCGCCACACTGGAGGACGCCAAGACGGGCGACCCCCGCGAATTTTTGGCCGAACCCGCGGCGCCGGAACCGCCTGGAGAGGAAGTCGTCAAAGTGGCCACCTCTGCTGACAACGCCCTGGTGGACAGTCTTTGCGCCGGTCGAAACTTGGCCCAGAGGGGCATCTTTGACACTCACGCTAGTAACACGAGCGAGCAACGCATTCTCGCTGCCCTCGCAAACAAACCCAGCGGAACCGGAGAGGAACTTCGCGCCCTCAATGCGTCCGAGCGCGAGGTGTGGGAAAGCTGCCGACAGATTGAAAAGGTTGTTACTGGCCCATTCTTCGGCGATGGCCCATTCAAAACCGGGGAGTGGCGCGTCTTTCGTCAGGAGCGCATCTGGCTCCCGAACAGTGGCAAGCCCGGGTTTCTCGCTCACTGGGGAGAGCCTCATGCGGTGTTCAAGGTTGGCGATAAGGCACTCATCGTTCAGTATAATGTGCTGAACGCAGATGTCCTGAGTGATTGGAGAAAAATGCAACTTCTGGACTTGGTTGTGCTCGTGGCGGGACACTACGCGCCACTGGATCGAGTTTCCACGGTCGTCATTCAACCGCTTGTCACTCAGACGCCGGAAATCGTTACCTACGAACTATCATCGATTGAGGACTCGTACAAGGACATGATTCGACGCATCTCCGCCAGCAACCACCCGGGGGCGACACGAACGCCGGGAGAGGTCCAGTGCAAATCATGCAAGGCTGTTGGGACATGCAACGAGAACAGGGTGTGGCGAGCCGCGCAACAGCCGCCAGTCGCGCCAAAGCCTGTCGTAATTGATCCGCCAGTGCTCGAACCTCCCGTTTATCCTCCGAAGAAAAAGGCATTTGGCTGGGTTACAAAATGAGCATCCACAAACGATTCTTCACTCGAAAGCAATTCAAGAACAACAGCGAGCCTTCCCAATTCATGCAGCGTGCGGCTCAGGCCGTGCTCAAGGAATTGCCAAAGGACTACGGATTCGCGGTAATTGCCTTCCCGCTGGATTCACGCGATGGTGCGCTCAGATACGTGAGCAACGGTGATCGTGAGAGCGTGCTGAAATTGATGCGCGAATTCGTCGCTAAACAGGATTCCAAACCACCTGATGCGCCTGAGGGGAATTAACGGGTGCCAGCCTTGTTCGGGCTGTAGGTCTGCAACCCCATTCCGAAGATCGAAACAATCGCCATTGCGGTGCCTCGCGGCACTCCCTGATCCTCCATCGCCTTAACGATGTCGCTCAGGGCTAATGGCGTGACCAATCCCGCGGCTGTGCCAAGTGGCGTGACTGGCTGGACAACGACGTTCTCTCCCGCCAGAGAATCCACGATTGCCCCCGGCACCGGAGCCAACTTAGAACGCGCAAACCTCGCCAGCACATCGGCGGAATTCCCATGACCGAAAGGCACTTTGGGTCCACGAATTGGTTCGATTCTTCCTTTATTGTCTTTGGTCTTTCCGCTTGCCAGTCGGCTCGTAAGCACGATTTCCTGCTGCAATCCCGATAGCGGGTCAACCCGGGTATTCCCATATCGCAGCTTTCCAAAGTCGGAAGATCGTGGGTCCGTCTCAACCTTCGCGCCGTCCATGTTAGCCAGCGCGTAAACCACCCCAATCCCGATCAAGTATCTGGCATACTCGCTCGCAATCAACCCGCGGGTCGCCGCGGTGCCCTGATACATCGGCTGTACTGCCAGGAGTTGAAATCGGCTGGCGACATAACGCGGAGCGAAAAATACGGTGTTCAGGCCAACGAGCGCGTTTTCCTTCATTCCCAAATTGCCGCGTCCGGTGGACACGTTGATGAAGTTGGAAATCGCGTTCGCTTCTTTTGGAGTCAGGGTCCGGTCCCGAGCCAGTGTTTTTGCCATCGCATCGAACGAGTCGGCACGGAGCTTGTTCAGGAACGTCACGTAAGCGCGTTGGGAGCCTGCCACGAATGGGATTTTGTCGGCCCATCGGGACATGTACGCTTCCTCCATTTGGGAGAGCTTTTGATTGTGTTCTGAGAGGTAAAGTTTTGAGCGCCGGTAAAGTGGGTAATTTGGACGCGCCATTATTTCCTGCTCCACCTTGAACTGGCCTTCGGGAGAGCGGAACGCCCGGAACATCGCCGGGAAAGATTTCAAGGCACGTATCGGATGCCCAAAGGCGGTGAATCCACCCTGCCTCAACACCGCCGAAAGGTCCATGCTGGTCATTATCGCACGGGTGGTGTTGATTGCCTCGCCTGCCCCACCGAGAATCTTTTTCCACCTGGGGCGCTTCGCCAGCCGATCTTTCATCAATCCAATGTGAAATTCCCGCTTCGCCTTTTCAGCCTCGAAATGGAGTTTGGTGGCCTCTGCGTCCATCGGAGTCTCGCGCTTGGGTTTCACGCTAAAATCGCCACGGGCGAGTTTGTCCTGCAATTCAGCGGTGCGGTTTCGCAGGCGGGTCTTGAGGGACGCCAGGGCGCGTTCTTCGGGTGTCTTTTTGGGGTTGGCCAAGTCCTGCAATTCCTTGAACTGATCTTTGAGCGCATCACGCTTCGCCCTGAGCGCCTCCAGTTCGGGCGTCACCGGAGTTTTCGACGGCTGCTTCGCCGTGTTCAAATCACCCTCTTTAATCCTGCGCTCAAGTTCGAGGATGGACTTCTCGACGGCGCTGGTAGCCATTTTCACCCGCTGCTCGTCGGTCATTTCCGGTTTTCCGAAAGTCTCGTCAAACTGGGCCTTTAGCGCGTCTCGCTCTGCCTTCAAATCGAGCGCCTCTTTGTCGTAGGGCACGCCAGTCTTTTTGCGAACGATTTTCTGGCCGGATTTGATCTGGTAAGTCAGGTCCGAGATTCGGTTTCGCAGGTTGGTCTTGATTGAGTCCAGTGCGGATTTCAACTGCCTCGCCGGGTCGGTCACAATTACGCCAAACCTGCGCTTGGCCTCATTCACCTGCTGAATCAGCCGACGCTCGGCATCGCTTTGCGGCCGCCGCTCTACACCCGTCTTGAGAATTGGCTTTTTGGCCGTTATGTCCTCAAGTTTGGCAACCTGCTGTCCCTGCCCTTTAAGGTCTCGAATTTCGACACTGATTTGATCTTTGCTCAGTTGCTTGAAGTCGCCATATCCAGAAAAGGCATCCATCGCGTCTCGGCGGGTAATAGTGGGGTCAATTTCCACCAACACCTTATGCAAGGCGTCAATGAGCGGGTCCAATTTTTTGATGCCCTGCTCCACAAAGGTCCGGGCAAGTCTCTGAACGAGTTGGGCAATACCTTTCTTTTCGCCGTTATCCACCTTGCCTTTGATGGCCTCAATCGTCGCCTTCTGCTGCTCTTCAACATCAGCACCCCGCACGGCGCGTTTCACCTTTTCAAACTGACCCCCTGCAATCTTTTTGGTTTGAGAATCAAGAGCGGCTTGCGAGGCTTCCCAAACTGTTTGTAAGTGAGGTTTGATCTTGTCACCAAACTCCCCAACCATCTTGGCAGACCAAGAGGTAATTTCTGCCGCTCCGCTGAGAATTGTTGAAACTCCAATATCGGTGAGGTCGAGCAGCACTTGCGGACTGATGGTGAACAGTTTTCCAGACAGCCTTTTTCGTGCGGCATCGGCCCGGGTGTCAAAATACTGCTTCACCTTGTCGGCGATGATTCGAACATGCGGCTCAACAACGGGCTGTTTGTTAGCATCACGCTGCGCGGCATCCAATGCGTCCTGCACGGCTCTGGCGGCATCGCGCTCTTGTGTCTTGGCGATGTGGTCCTCGTAGGCGGCAATCTTTTTGTGCAGAGCCTCAATTTCAGCCTCTTGCGCTGCCGTCAATGGTGCGCCATTGTTAGCTTCGTTGCGTTTTCGGAGCCGCATTTCAACCAGCGTAAAATCATCCCTGGCGCCCATCTTCTGAGCCTGTAGGGTGCGACCCGCTTCCGTTCCCGTGCCGTTCCTTCCAACTGCATCATCCAGGGCATCAAGTTGGCGCTCGAAATTAGCGACATCTGTTTTTGCTTCCGACAGGTCATCGGCTCTGCCGTCGTCAAAAGCCCGCGCCACTCGTTTGAGTGCGTTATTGGTTTCAGCCTTGAGTCTCGCTCGTTCCCAAACCAAACCAGCGTTTTCCCAAGACAGCAATGGGCGGGGATTGGCAGTGACTTCCGCAATCAGGTTGGAAATCCAGTTCGGGTCGCGGTTCATTCGCGCCAGCGCCCGGGTGTTATCCTCGTCCCAGGTGCGCGTCTTGGTTTCTGGCATCGGGGGCTTCCCCATTGAAGCGCGGTCAGCGTCAATCGCGGCGAACATGTTGGACACGATGGATCCGGGTTGGCCGAATTCTCCCGGCTTGGCACCGCCCATGCCTTCCTCTCCGAGTGCGCCAGTGTTTGCGTCCGTCCCCGGCAGCGTCGGATGCTCCTTTTCCGCCTGAGCTTTGGCGGCGGCTGCTTGTTCGGCCTTGGCCTTCTCTGCCGCAATGCGTTCGGCATCAGTGCCCTTCTCGCCCATGAGGTTGAATGGCGCGTCCCCGCCCTGGAGCAAATCGCCTGTGCCTTTTTCACCAGGCCGGAGAGTTGGCGTCTTGGATTCCTCGGGCAAAAAGTCCGCATCGCCTTCAACCTGATCGTGCTTTTCGACGTAGATGCTCTTGCCTTCCTCAAGCTTCTGAGTGCCGAATTTACGCCCGTCTTTGAGCGTCACGTCGCCGGTTTCTTCGTCACGAGAAACGACCTCGACCCGCTCACCGTCAACCTCCAGCACGTCGCCCGGGGCCAGTTCTTCGGTGATGACTTTGACATTTCCTTTGGGGTTTTTGGTAGTCGAATCGTACCAGTCTTGGTGCTGCTTCGCTTCTTCCTCAATCCATGCGGCTTCGCGGTCCCGCGTCTGAAAGACTTTCTTACGTTTCGCGCTCGCCTCTTTGATGGCGTCCCAAAGAGCGTTCACGGAAGGCTCGGACAGTTTTCCAGCATCATACGCTGCCTGAGCCACCGTGTCAGGCGTCGAACCTCGCTCGCTGTAAATAACATTGTGATGTGGTGCCGCGAGTGGCGCTGAATCATCCCAAAGCGAGGCGTTTTGTTTCGCCCAAGCACGACCTTTGGCGGCACGGGCTTGGGACTTGGACATCATCCTCATGTTGTCCACGATCCAGTCGAGAATGTCGCTGCCTCCGAGCTCGGTTTCTTTGATGAATCGGGCCAATCCGGTCACACCGCGGGCGAGTTTCTTTTTGGAAACGGGAGCTTCAGCAGGTTTCTCAAACCCCTTCACATTAGCATCCCTCGCGGCGGTCAGTTGTACAGGTGGCTGTACTTGCTGCGTTTCTGCGCCTTGTGCTTCGGGAGGTTTTCCAAATTTAGCCTCAATCGCCGCCGCGTCCTGATCGTATTGGTGAGACGCCAATTCCTCTGCCGTTGGCTTCTCCCTGATATTTCCAGAAGCATAAGCATCCTCTTTGAGCTTGGATGCCTTTCTGAGAATGGAAGCGCCTGCTAACGGGTCAAATCCGGCATCTTTTATTTTCTGAGCGGCATCGAGATTTGCCGCCTGTTCGTCTACTCGACTGTCAATTTCGTGAGCGCCTTCTTTGTGAATGGTTTCGTGAGCTATTATGAACGCGATTTCACTGTCAGAAAGTCCTTGATCTAAAAGCTTTGGAAGCAGGTAAATTTTTCCGTGGCCGCGCATGTAAACTGCTATGCTTGGAAGAACTGTTCGCGTTCTTACTGGCGGAACTCGCATACCAGATGCCTTTAATTTCTCCACAATGGCATTAACCGAAGGAGGAGCATCTCCATATTCCTCCCTGACATTCGGAGGTGTTGATTCTGTTTGGTCTGCAACAGTCTCCGGCGCTGTTTCAACAGCCTTCTCTGGCACCTTAACCCCAATAACCTCAGCCGCCGCCTCAGCCGCCTTGGGCAGTATCGGAGCGGCCTGCTCTATGGCTTGGGTTTGGAATTTGGCTGCGGCGGGTTCGGCGGTGGGATCCCCACTGGCAGCACCCATTTGGTCGGTGGTGACTGTTGGGGTTAGTGTAACGTCAACTGTAGGCGGTGCAGGCGGTTCTGCTCCCGGCCTGATCTCGCGCTTCAATCCGTCAAACGGAGGTTCCTGAAACTTCTTCACGCTCGCGTTTTCCATTCCCACATGAGCCAAAGGACCGCCAGCCATGAATATCCCAAACGCAGTGTCGAAATCGCTCTTAGCCTTATCGGATTGGCTCATGTCGGGCGTTCCAACACGCTGCCCAAGCGAACTGCCTGCCACTTCCGCCCCCTGCTTTGCGAAGTAAGCCGAAATCGCGGCCTTGGCCAACGCCTGAACCTTCGGATTTGCAATCTGGCTGATTTTGGAAAGCCCTCCCACGATGCCGATGTTGCCGATGTTGATTTGATCGGCAATCTGGCGGGCCAATTCCCAGCCATACATTTCCTGCTTCGGAATCAGGGTGGCTGGCGACATCGTGAGAACGCCCGGATCGCCCTCGCCTCCGTAGAGCACTTTAGCCACGTTCGGAAGGATGCCTTTAGGTGGCGTTCCCGGTTGCTGCTCGCCACGGAGTCCGAAAATCTTTGGAGCAGCCGTTTCCAACTTTTCGGCGATGGTCAGCGGGCGTTCAGGCTTGATGGCGCCGTACTTTTCTTCGGCGGTTGGTTCCTTCGGTGTCTCGTAACCTGGCAGCGTATCCCCCGGCATCACTCCGATAATCGGCTTTTCCTCTGCCGTTTGCTGGCGCTCCATCCAGGGAGGGACGGTGGCTTGGACTCTCGGGGTTTGCGTTTCCTCAACTAACGTCCCCGCGCTCGAAAAGTCCGGATTGGAGGGTTCTTCGACCAGTGTTCCTGATCCAGAAAAGTCAGGCTTTTCATCCACCAAAACACCGGCGATGCTGAAATCGAGAGGCATGTCATTTTATCGAATTCGATCCAAAAAAGAGGTTGGCAATCCTCCATTAAGCCTACAAAATTCCTCATCCGAAAGCGTGTCCTTGGCCGAATAGGCCGATTTCAAGTACTCGATGAAGGCCAACCCGAATTTTCGGCACATAACCGAGAAAGGGAATTTGGTATTGGTTTCTCCATCTGTGCTCAAACCTTCCGAGCACATGCGATTCCAGTCTTGGGTTGTGGGATGCTTCATTTCTTGCGGTATGTTTTCCCATCGGCGGGATTAACGAACAGAGTCCCGCTTTCCAACGCATTGAGTTCAGCCTGAGTTTTTGGTGTGGCGATGGCAGCGGAAGTGGATGCCGGAGCACTGCCTCCTGTCGAATTAAACAGCCCGACATTTGAACTTGGTCCGGTAACTGGGATGCCTGCGTTTGGCGTGACAGCATCGGATGTTGGAATAGCCGCTGCCGCTCCCATGTTCAACTTGGGATTCAAAAGCCCGTCCAGTTTCGACCTGAGCGCAGTCTTTTTATCTTCATCGGTTTCGGCTTTCAACTGATCCTTCAAATCGGTGATCTGAGCGGCCCGTTGCGTGTCGCTCTCTTTCTCGGATCGAACTATGTCGTGGTGCTGTTGCCATACCTCACCAGCATTGCTCTTGCTGTCGAGGTCGTGCGTTGTGCTGCCTTTCCCGCGAAATAGGATGTTGTGAGTGTTCCCTTTCTCGTCGGTGAATTTCATCGTCTGCGGGATGTCGGCTTGAGTGTTTCCAACTCCGCGAATGGCCGATGCTGCTCCCGCTCCGGTTCCAAACATCGGAAGGTTCTCAAACATAGAAATTCTCGAAGACTCGTCAGGGGTCTTTCCCGAAGCAACCAATTCGCCATACCGATTCTGATACGACTTTTGAAACTGAAACTGTCTTGCCGCCTGAGCCGTCGCCAGCGCAACCTTTTGCTGTGCGGCCTCGATCTGCTGCTGCTGCAAAGCAATCTGCTGGTCTTTGTAGGCTTTGCTGACCTGCAACTCCTGAGCCTGCTGCAACGTGTTAGCCTCAAGCTGCTGCTGCTTTACCTGAGTCTCCATCGCGGCCTGTTGCTGGCTGGCGGCGAGTTTGTTGCGGGCCTCACCAAGCTGGGCGCCAACCTGCAACCCGCTGACGAATTGCTTGGCGATGTCGCCGGGTTGGGTTTCAAGCCACGAGGGCAAATTGTAGCTTTGGGCCATGTTTAACCTTCGTCGGGTCCGGTAATCGCGTTGTCGGAGTAATTGTCTCCAGTGGCCACGGTGTCTCCAAATTTACCGTAACTCCCCGCGCCGTACACGCTGTTATACCAGTCCTCGAAACTCTGGTTGCTGGTCGCGGGATTGGCCGTGGTTGCCGAATTTCCACCTGACGTGGTGCTGGTGGCTCCCGTCCCGAGAATCGAACTGAGCAACTGCGCGATGCTGCTGTTGGTGCCGGTGCTGGTCGTTGTTGGCGCAGAGCCCGCCGCCGCGCTTCCGGTATTCACGCCGGAGGTTGCAGCATCTATGGCGGCTTTGCCCGCCGTAGCCGGATTCGCTGCGCTGGCAATCGTGTTCGCCTGGTTCTGAGCGGTGCCAACGTCGTTTGCGTTCGTGAGGTATCCAGAGTAATCGAACGCATTGGCCTTGGGCGACGAGTTAATCATCGAGGCGAACTGTGTGGCTCCTTGCTGCTGCTGGCCTTCGCTGGTCAGTCCCAGGGCGCGGAGCAGGGATGATTCGTTGGCCGCACTGCCGCCGATGCCGCTGGACACCCCACGCTCGGCTGCCTGCTGCGTGATGGTGTTGATCGTGCCGCTGGACACCTTTCCCGAGAGCAGATCGGAAATGTCGGACGCCCATTTGTCCATGTTGCCAGAGTAACCGGGAGTGAGCGTGTTCTGTTGCGACACCGCCTGATTCGCGTTGAACTGGTTCGCGCTGTCGGCCAAGTCGTAGAGGCTGCTGAGGTTTCCGGTCGTGTCACTGATGGCGGTCGCCGCGGAAGTTGCAGGGTCAGCCGTGTTGGGCTTGCCGCCATAGGTCGAGTCGTAATCGTAGGCGCTGCCGGTCACGCTACCGGGGCTTGTCACCCCGGACGAAATTGGATTTCCGTTTTCGTCGTAAGTCGTGTTGCCGCCTCCGGTCAACTCGCTCCACGACATTTGTCCTGCTGTTTTTGCCATAGTGCTACATCATCCTACCAATTCGTAAGCGGCTCAATTTAGCTGAACCAAAAGGCGCGAATTCCACGGCGGGTTCACTGATGCCCAAGAAATGTCCAAGCTCTCCGTTGAGCAGCCGTATCGCCTGAATGTGCTTTTCGTTCGCCATCGCTTTCGAGTCTTTGTTGTCCACCTCAGAATAACGCACGCTCTGCGCTTCCTCAATCAGTGCCTCAAGGTTTTGGATGAGTAAATAATCCTGGTCAACCTGAACGGGTATGAGGTCCAGCTTCACGATGGCCGTCAGTGAAACACTCGTCGCGTCGGAGCCAGGGCAGCATTGGTTGAATCTCAACGGGTCAAAGAGGTAACGTCGGTATCCACTCGTCATTTCAGAGGGTTCCATCGTCAGAAGCAACACCTGCGCTCCTGTCGCCGGGTCGGTGGAAAAAATCTGAACATTGCCGCTCGTCATGTCTTTTTGAATCCCGGTGATCGTGTTGAATTGGACCGGGGCGCTGACGAACGGAGAGCGCAAAACCACGTAGATGCCTTGGACCTGATTCAAGCCATCTTGCGAGTAAATCGTTTGACCATTGTTGTCTGTGCCCTGGAGCAGGACACGCTTGCCAGCGTCGGCGGGGTCCGTCATGTAGCAGGTAAGTATTTGCGGAGGGGCGCTGATGTCAACAAAGGTTGGAACGACGTTGCGGGAATAGACCTGCAAGGCGTTGGGCCAGCAACGGTTTCGACATGACTGACCCATACGGCCATTGCCGAAACGAAGATATTCAAAAAATTGATTTTGGACCTGCACTGGTCGCTGGCACACATCAACCATTTCGAGGCGAGCAACTTCCCGGGGCAGAGTGAGATATGGAGTCGTTCGGTTTACGGAGAACTGCATTTCGGCCCAGGTGCCCCACCACGAATCCTCATTTGCCTCTTTCGCGTATAGCAATCGGCGCTGGCAGGTATTCGCCATTTGAGCGATGCCGACGAGATCGGACTGGCACAGGCCAACCACGGTTGGAAATCTGGACAGTCTGAGGTCAAACAATCGGAGTCTCTGCACAGTTAGTCCTTTACTCTTTATTGGAGATTTGGCAAGATGAAATTGCCCCGGCACTGTTGGCACAGCCCGAGGCTCGGCAAACCAAAACTGACTTGATTATGCAAAACGAGATTACGGCTGAGTATCTACAATCGCAAGGACTTTCGCAATCATTCCCTGATCGCTTCTGGGAAAAGGTGTTCATTATGCCTTATGACAGGGGTTGCTGGCTATGGACGGCTTGGACAAATGAAGATGGGTATGGATCAATTTCAACCAAAGGGCATCACGAGGGTCGAGTCGGTGCGCATGTTGCATCGTGGATTATCCATCGCGGACCAGTGCCGAAAGGCATGTGCGTTCTTCACCGCTGCGACAATCCGCCATGCGTGAACCCTGACCATTTGTGGATCGGAACAAATCTGGAAAATATTAGAGATCGGCACCTTAAAGGAAGAAACGCGAGACAAAAAGGAGAGTCAAATCCAATGTCCGCCTTTACCGAGGATGAGGTTTTGATAATCATAAATACCTACAAAATGCAGGACAGAAGCTATCACGAGTTGGCGCGTATTTTTGGCGTCAACGCAATGACGCTCAATCTTATGGTTCGCAGGAAAACTTGGGGGCATGTAGCGTAGTGCCCAATACACCCCAAAGCCTCGCAGGTCAACGCTTAGATGGAGTTCACCGCTGGCCACGTCTTGCCTGCACCACCGTTGTAAAGTGTGGCTATTTGAGCCGCTGAGTACACTTTAGCTGTGGCCAAACCAATCTCGTCCACTTCCAAAAACGCAACAAGGTCAGTCTGAACGACCGCCGTAGGCATTGCCTGAGTGACAGCAAAACTCCCGTGTGTCTGAGCCGCCGCTATTGTGTTTGGGGCTGTTGAAACTACTGGCGCGTGGGCGTCAATGTAGAGCGTGAGTTTCTTGGTCACGTTGTCGAACGTGCCGGCGAAGAAGTGCCACGCGCTGTTGGAGACTGCCAAAACCAGAGTTGCCGTCGTGGTCGCCGCCAGCGGGTCGGTTAGCGTCAAAGTGAACGTGTTGGTTGGGCGGTCATACGCCAACGAGAACACAATATCAGCAGAGTTTCCCATCGTGGCGTTAAAAAGTCCAAAGCTGCCGGTGGTAGTAGTGCCGTCGAATTTGAACCAGCCAAAGCAACTCAATCCCGGGGAGGATGGGTTGAAAGATATTTGGGTTATGTCGTCGGTGGACAGCACAGCAGGACTCCCTGAGTCGTTTCCAAACGGCAGTTTGTAGCCTTTCCCGATAATGCCAACCGGATACCCTGAAACGTCGTAGGCAGAAGTTGTCAAACTCGCTGGTCCAGACGATCCTCCATTGGCATTGAATGTCCCTATCGGTCCGGTGAAAGGGTCGCTCAACCAGCCATCCCCGCCATCTCCCAATACTTGAGTAAACCAGTTTCCTCCACCAAAAGTAAGTACAACGGCCGCCGTTAAAGATTCGATTCCAGGCGCCAGCGGTGCTGCGATTGTCAGTGTTGGAAATCCAAATGAGAGAGGCTGAAAAGCTCCGTTTCCTCGCCCTTGATATGGCGCTGGAAATTTTCCATCCCAAACCGATACGCCAGCAAATCCAGGAGATCCCCATTGGAAAAAACCATCGAAATATCCATTTATCTGCAAACCCATTCCGTAGGCCAGTTTCAAACCCGCCACCTCGTCGGTAAAATACTTTTGAGATGGATCACCGGGATACGGTCGAGGATCAAGTGCGTGGTCAAAAGACCAATAGGCGGTCAGCGTTGTGCCGGTAACAGTTATCGTGAACGTCCGCTCCGCATAGTTACCCTGCGAGTCCGTTGCCCTGAGCGTGAATGACTGAGCCCCGGAGGTCGTCGGTGTGCCGATGATGCCCACCGTCTTGCTCAACGTCGGGTCGCCACCAGATGCGTCGTCGAGCACGAGTCCTGCCGGCAATGGCGTTGTCGCCGTCCAGTGGTAGGGCGCAAAGTTTCCGGTGAGAATCACCGTGCCGAAGTAGCTGGTTCCCACGGTGCCGGTCACGTTATCCAGAGAGCCGATGCAGATTAGGAATTTGTTGGCGTTATTGCAGGCGAGTGATTCGGCGGCACGGTCAACTAGGGTCGGGTTTGGATTGGTAACGGTGCCGGCTGGCACGACATAGGTGAACTGGCCGCCATTGGGGCATTGGATGGTGCAGGATTGCTCGTTGTTCTGGTAGAGCGCCACGCCCCAGTTTCCGGGGTCGTTCGCGGCTCCGTCGTCAGGGGTCGAAGGATTGCCGTCGTCAACCTGATTTGCTACGGCACCCGCGGCAGCGCAGAGATCGGCAGCCTCTTGAGAGACGGTGGATTCGCAGAAGTTGTATCCGTTAGCGTTATCGAACGGAGTTCCGATTGGTGGCGTGATTTGCGGGGATCCGCTGGAGAATCCAAGGAACACGTCGCGGTCGGGTGCCTCACTGGAAAAGTTGCCAGCAGGATTACCCTCGCACGGGCAGTTCGATTTTGTTGGGCACGGCTTCACGCTTAAATGGTAGTCTGGATTGGCGAAGGCTGCACAAGATTTTCGTAAAGCTGACGCTCGCGTTCAACCATGTAGAGCCTGAGCCCTCGGATACGGCAGAATCCTTTAATCTTCAACCTCGTCTGGAATTGGTAGCCAAAATTCATTGGCCGGATGGATTGCGGCTGGCACTTCAACTGAGGCTTGGGAAGCGTGATGGTTTGACGATAGCCTTCGCAAAATGGAGTGATGGGGTAACTGATCGGATTATCGGCATCCTCGGCACTGTTGCGAGCGGAGCAGAGTTGCCATTTGTGCCACTGATGGTAGCAACTATCTGCGTCCGGGCGATACTCCATCGAAAATTCCACGGTTCCGTAAAGGCGGTCCACCCAAAGTTCGCAGCAAACCAGTTCCTTGAGTTGGAATATGTCGCCTCCGGTGAACGCTGGAAACTCGGCGTAAGACTCGATTCGCTTGTCGCCGTCCTCGAATCGGCCTGCCGTCGAAAGTTCCCAAAGCTGAATGGTCCTGTCGGTGCGTGAGACGATGACGGCGAAAGCCCGTTCCCGGCCGCCGAAGTCGCCGGTGAACATTTGGAGGATGTCCAAACCCGACCAACTGCCTTCCCAGTTGGGGACGAGGCTGGCACCAAACGCGGAGATGGGCACAAAGTCGAGCGGTATCAGAGCGGAGTGAACAACGCCTTGGGGAACCTGTTTGGGCAGCGCGGTTTGTAGGAGCCGGTTATCGAAGTAGATGCCGCAAGCGTTTTTAAGTATGGATCGGTCGTTGAATTGGAGGATGCGATTCTCGTTGGCGCTGAGGCTGATGTTGCCCCAATTTCCGTAGTTTCGAACTTGTGTAAAGAGGCTGGCGATGGACGGCTCAAGCGTCTGGTAGAAAACATCCCCGTTTACAAGGGTCACGCTCCGATCATTCACCGTCCCGTTGTTAATCTGAACGATGGTCTGCTTCGGTGGGTTGGTGCTCGTCGCGGCAATCCAGTCCGCTCGCGTGGCGGGCACCTCCAGCGAGTAAATCGTCTTGCGTGTGCCGATGTAGAGATTGCCCTGGCCCAGAGTCGTATTGATGTTTGCGTTGTGGAATAGGCTTCGGATATTCCCGTCGTTGCTCGAAACGGTGAAGCCGTCGCCCGCGAGGCACAGTGGATTTTCGGTCACCTTCAAGATGCTGTCGCGGAAGTTGTAGAGAACGCTCCCCGATGGCCCGCGCACAATGTCTCCGGCGAGGTATTGCCGCCCGATGGCGTACCAGAGGCGCCCTTGGTAGTAATCCATCGGCGAGGCGGCGGTAATCTCCTGAATCGAAGTCAGAGTGACTGTTGCGTAAACAGTGCCAGGTGTGTCGTTGACGTTGATGGCTCCAATCTGACCTGCGGGGGGCGCTACGTCGCCAATCTGAGTGACCTGAAACTGAGCGCCACCCACAGTCACGATGTCGTTAACGGCGCCGGGATACGCTGGATAGACCCAGGTGTTCTCTGTCGCGCCGATGGCTGGTATCGTCCAACTGGCAATGAATTGCACGATGCCGTTGCCGTTGCCGTCCGAGACAAAGGTTCCACCCTTGACAACTGATGCGGCCGGCCCTCCTAAGTTTTTCAACGTGAGGCGCTGATTGTCATGGACCTGGATGTACTTCTTGGAGGTGTCACCGTTGACCTCAAAGACCTCTCCAAAAGCCCCTAGCCACCCCGGCGCTGAGATAGGGATGAAAACCCGATGGCTCTGCGCGGGTGCGGTAAATCCCGTCGTGGTGCCCCATGCCTGGGAAAGCCCGTTAGATCGCCGCAGTGTCACGCCATCCCAAAACAACGGCAACGTCACATTGTCACCCGCCTGAATCACCATGAACTGTTCGCCCTGGCAGAAGAAGGCGTAGGGCTCCGTCGCGGGATTGCTGAGAGCTGCGGTGGTCGAGAGCAAGACCGGAGCCGTTCCGTCCACATCGCAGCGGTAAATCTTTCCGCTGATCGAAAACATGAGGTAGGGGTCCGCGTTGTCGGGTTCGTACATCGCGCCGCCTTGCCAGAGGCCGCCGGAGTTGAATAACTGGAGCAGGGGTTGCCATGTGGGTCGCTGGCTGATTCCACCGTCGCGCACCGTTCCATTGGAGAGCCACGCGAGTTCTGATCGGAGCAGGCCGTTGGGATTATCGGAGGAAACTATTGTGGGCAACTTTACCGAGTCACAGCCTGAACTCCAATCTTGGCTGCCGTCGAAAATCGTCACTTCGCTCTTGTTCGCCATTGACCCCACGGTAGTCGGTATGCTAAATTTGTCCAGCCTTAGAACGGCTCAAATCGTGAAACTCAAATTTGCCAACCTTGCCCCGACTGCCGCATCACGAGCGGGTTCTACTTTTGGGGTGGGGTTGGCGCTTCTCGTTAAACATCTATGAAATGGACACTCGATATGGTCACGCAAAACTTCCTCAAAAATTATTCCGTCATTGATGGCGGTTACAAAACCCCGTGCTGGAGATGGAATTTGTCAAAAAACAAATCCGGGTATGGCGTCATAAGGTGCGGCTTTGCTGGTCGAAATAGCACCACCCATCGCTTTTCTTGGATGGTCCATTTCGGAGCTATCCCTGATGGCAAATTCGTTCTGCACCGTTGCGACAACCCTTGGTGCATCAATCCAGACCATTTGTTTTTGGGAACTCAGAAAGACAATATGCAGGACATGCGCTCCAAAGGGAGAAATCCTGACAGGTCTGGAGAAAACGCAGGCAACGTAAAGCTCACCGAGGAAATGGTGATTCAGATTATTCGCATCAGGTCCGAAACAGGTCTTGGCACCAGAAGAATCGGGGAAATGTTTGGTGTGGATAAAACCACGATATGCGGCATACTCAATGGGAAGCTTTGGAAGCACCTGCATGGCGAGACAAAAAAATACCCTGAACCAAAAAGTAACTCTCTACGGACTCGTTTGGGGAGCACACGTCCACCCCGTACAAAGGGAGCTTGATGTTATTGCCAACGGTGGCCAATGGGAAAAGAAAAATGGGACAGGCAAAGCCGGTCTTGGGAATTTCTTTCATTTCAAGGAGGCTGCTCGCTTAATTTGGGGCAATGATGTCATTCAGCATCGCTGGTTCGACTTCTTTCTTGAGCAATGGCTGACTCACAAATACGTGGGTGTGATGGGAAGCAAAAACTCTGGCAAGAGTTTCTCCGCGTCAATTTTTCACCTGATTGATTACTTCGCCTTCCCGTCATGCACCACAATCATTGTTTGCTCGACGACCAAGGAGGCTTTGGAGGACCGAATTTGGGGAGAAATAAAAAAGTTCTGGAGGATGGCTAAGCGGAACGTGGAATGGCTTCCAGGTAATCTTATCGAAGGGAGGATGAGGCTTACGACCGATGATCGTGACGATATTGAAGAAGGTCGAGACTTCCGAAACGGGTTCGTTGGGATTCCAGTTATGAAGGGAGAGGCTGCTGTCGGGCTGAGTGCTTTCGTTGGGCGAAAGAACAAGCGCGTGAGGCTTCTCGGTGATGAAATTCAGTATCTTCCCGGTGCCTTTCTCGACTCGACCGCAAATCTTGATAGCGCCGGTGGCCGGGTTGACTTCAAGCTCACCGGAATGGGAAACCCTTCCGAGATAACAAAGTCGCTCGGGTTGCTCTGCGAGCCCGCCGCGCATATCGGCGGCTGGGAAAGTGGTATAGACCAGCAACCAGTCACTAAATGCTGGGAAACCCGGATGCCGAATGGAATTGCGGTGCAGCTTCCGGGGAGAGATTGCCCAAACATGGACACGCCAGCGGGAGAGCCTGCTCCGTTTCCTTTTCTCATTACCCGAGAGGACATTGAGGAAGGTTCTAAGAAATACGGAATAGACGACTGGAAATTTCGTATGTTCTTCGATGGCATTTTCCCCCGCGGCCAAGGCTCCCGGCGCGTCATCACCCGCCAGCTTTGCGAGCGTGGCCGTGCGAAAGACGATCCAATCTGGCGCGACTCCAACCGCACTCGCATTGCCTCACTCGACGCCGCCTTTCGCGCCGTCGGAGGGGACCGCTGCGTGTTCACCCGCTGTGAGTTTGGCATGGAGGCAGCCGCTCCGCTGGTGGCGCCGAATGGTGAACTGACGCTGACCTCGCAAGACACTGTTAAACCCGGTGGCCGCATCCTGTTCGCGCTTATAGAGCAGAAGATCATCCCAATCAGCGCGGCAGAAACCAAGGGTGCGGCTCTGTCCATCGAAGAAGCGGAGGATCAGATCGTGAAATTCGTCATGGCTGAGTGCCAGGCGCACAAGATTCCTCCCGAGAACTTCTTCTTCGACGCGGGCATGAAGGCATCGCTCGTCGGCGCGTTCGCCCGTCTATGGTCGCCTCATGTGCGGCCCGTTGACTTCGGTGATAAGCCAACGGAGCGCAAGGTTTCCCGAGAGATTGACGTTTCATGCCGGGACTACTACTTCAACTTCGTCACCGAAATGTGGTATCAGGTCCGCATGGTCATTGACGCCGGCCAGTTCCGGGGCATGACCGAGGAAGTGATGCTGGAGGGTTGCAAGCGGGAGTTCGAGAAAGTGGCCGGCAACAAGATTCAGGTCGAGCCCAAGGATGAGATGAAGAAAAAGACGGGCGAATCGCCGGATAGATTCGATTCGCTCGTAATCGCTTTCGAGGGCGCCCGCCAGCGCGGGTTCACCATTGCCAAGTTTGAAAACGTCGAGGCGGAACAGAAAGATGTGACGTGGAAACGCGATGCGATGGACCGGGCGAAAAAGCTTTGGCGTAGTGGGCAGTTGAATTATGCGTGATTGGGGTTGACGGGGAGAGGGATTTTTGAGAGGGTTGGGGCGTGCAGTTAATCGCACGTAACATAAACAATTTGCCGCCCGGTGTCTGTGGCCGTCAGGTCATGGAGATTAACCATCGGGCGGCGTTTTATTGTTATGCCCACACCGCTTCTAACCACCAAAAACCTCGACGCGCTCAAATGTTCATCCCCAAAGTGTAAGCACGAAGATTGCGAGCTTTTCCTTCACCCAAAGTGCCATGAAGGAGGCGGCACGATGGTGTCTTATCAAAAAGGTTCAGGGGAAATTCTCATCGCCTGTAACGTATGCGGCAAGCACATCGTCAGGATCATGGTCGTATGAGCATCGCCGCTAAACATGCCTACCGATTTGGGTTTTTGAAGTCGGAAAAATGGTCAAATGTTCGCCTTGCTTGCCTCGCCAGAGATAAGGGTTGTTGCATGGGATGCGGCAAATTTGACTTGTCGAACGACGCCCACCACATCGAGTATCCAGAAAACTGGTACGATACAAAACTTCACCAGCTACGAACTCTCTGCCGAGAATGCCACGAGAGAGTCCATGAGATAATGGAAGTGAATCCAGAGATGGGTTGGAAGCTTATAAAAGCCAAGGTAAATATCGAAAGAAACCCAGAATATACTCAAGGCAAGGACCAATTTTTACTGTTCTCTCCGGTGGTTCTTTGGAGGAGAAACATCACTCTGCTTTGTATCATCCAATCAGCAAAGTACTTTCCGAACGTAAAAAATATGTTGACGGCTCTAAGAATGTGAGTTAGAAGCCATATCAGTTGGCGGTCTTTACCCGCCCGAGCCACTGACTCGTAAAACCAGCACCGCCGTTAGAGGCCAGCGGGCCAGAAGCACGCAAGTTGGCGGTCAAGCTTCAAAAACGCGAACAGTGGAGACATGCAGTATGGCTGCTTGAGACTCCCCTGAACGAAATTCGGTTTTACGTTTTTGAAGTATGAGCTGCCCTAGTGGAACACTTTCATCGTGCGACTTCGGTCAATTTTTGGTGCAACAAACCCCCGTTTTCGACGAACTCATCATCGAGGACATAACGGTAATTGACGGGTGGTTGGGAAACATTTCCACCTACCAAGTGCCGATGGGCACGCCGACCGAGATTACCCAGGACCGTTTCCGTGGAGTGTGGCCGAACACCACGAAGCCCTGGACGAAAACCCAATCCGGCTCGTGCCTGAGCAACCCCTGCGATCCCGCCGAGCATCAAATCGGCTGGGGCTCCGACCGGCTGACGTATTTCGAGGAAGAAATCACGTACACCACCCCGTTGATGTGCTACGACCAGATGATGAACGTCACGGCCGCGCAGCAGCAGCTTGGCTACATCATCAGCGACATCCTCAAGCCCGCGACCAGCGCCATTATGAGCGCGTACCTGCGCAAGCGCGCCCTGTTCTGGGGCCAGCGCAAGACCGTGGCGAACTCCAGCCTGACGCAGTTCACCTACCAATGGAACCTGGACGCTCAGGGCAACGAAGCTTACTTCGACTGCAACGTGGCTCCGACCAACGTTTACAAGTTGGTGCCGCAGATGCTCCAGAACCGTTTCAGTCCGCTCATGCGCCTGGGCTACGCCGGCAAGAACCCGTTCAAAGAGACGGCGCCATTCATCGAACTGGTGACCGACATGGACACGGCCTGGAGCCTTGACAAGCTGGGCGGCCAGCAGGGCGTCGGCACGGGCAACAACCCGAGCGTGTCCGGTAACTGGCGCTTCACCCAATGGGACGCGGCCAACGCCTACTGGCGCTATGGCTTCAGCGGCCAGATCGGCAACTTTATGACCCGGGTGGACGAGTTGGGCCTGCGGTTCAACTTCGTCGGCCAAATTGCCGCGGGCGTGAATGGCAACGGTAACATCTACCGCTACCAGATCATCCAGCCGTACCTCAACGAAATCACGACTGGCGCCGGCGGGTCCGCTGGTTTGGGCCGCGATGCGAACCCCGACTTCGACCGGGCGCAATACGCCATCAGCTTCATCAGCCATAAGAAGGGCCTGGAGCTGGGCGTTTACGACGCTCGCGCCATCAACCCGGAAATGCCGTTCCTGCACCCGAACTTCGGCGGCAAGTGGCAGTTCCTCATGCACGACCTAGGGGCCGACATCAATGGCGTGGCGATCAGCAACAAATGGGGCAACAAGGGTCAATTCGGCGCCCGCTGGAAAAACTACATCCGGCCGCTCCACACGGAGTTCCTGGAAAGCTTCTTTCACAAGCGCGAGCAGTTCTGCATCCCGAACATTGGCACCTGTGCGACTGACCCGGGCTACCCGGCGCAGACCTACAACAGCAAGCTCCCGACTTGCCCGTTGCCGACGTCGTTTGCGGGACTGTATGCGGGTGGCGTTCCGAGCGGTTCGCAAGACGGCCCGGTTCCAATGCCCGAGCCGCCGTCGCCGCCGTCGGTCACTTAATCATCGGTTGGTTGGGGGCCGGTCGGCGTTTGGTGGCGACCGACCGGCCTTTTTTATGTATCGTATTGAGATTAACTGGCGACCACCGAGCCGATTCAACAAACCAATATGCCAAATCTTTACGGAGACGACACCGAAGCCCCGCCGCCCGCGCCGCCAGCCGACCAGGCGCCCGACGAGGCCACGCGGACTCAGGACGACGCTCAAACCGCAGTTCTGCCAAAGGACTTTTTCCAAGGCAAGGACTTGAAGCCGGGGGGCGAGTGCAAGGTGAGAATCGAGCAAGTGATGGACGACGAGGTTGCGGTGACCTACGTTCCGCACTCGGCTGAGGACGAAGGCGCTGCCGAAGAAGCTGCGGCTCCCGAGGCCGGCGACACCGACGCTGACATGGGCGGCGACCCGAGGTATCAATGAGCCATGCCAACAGCCACCGACACGTTAATGGCCGATGCGCGTTGCATCGAAATTTGCATTCCCGGCGAGGATATGAAACTCGCCGTCCTGATTTCACTCTTTGCCCGAATTGCTGGTGTGAGCGCAAATACTGACAGTCTTATCGCGGGAGCGGGTTGCATCGCGGATTGCATTCCAGGGGCTGACATGAAGCTGGCGGTGCTGATCTCGCTCGCGCAGCAGAGCGCGTTGCCCGTCCCAAATCTTCAATTCATCAGTCCAGACGCGATGAGTTGGGCGGCTCCGGGAGTGACTCCAGCTACGTGGACTTTGGAAGAATCAGCGTCAGCTAGCAGCGGTTGGTTTGTTCAAACCCCTCTCATCTCTGGCAACACAATTTCAGGGGTTGATGGAAACAAGTTTTTCCGAATCACGGGATATAATGCGGCAGGGGTTGCGGTAACCTCCGTCAGCAATGTTGTTTTTGTGCCGTAACCACCAACTGACGTGAATGGCCGCAACCCCAACAGACACGCTGATAGCAGGCGCGAACTGCATCGAGAGCTGCGTCCCGAGCGGTTATCAACTGCCCATCCTCATCAGCCTCTTTGCTCAAATCGCTGGCGTGAGCACTGACACTGACACTCTGATTGCGGGGGCCAAGTGTATCAGCCAGTGCATTCCCGAAGGTATGCAACTGCCCGTGCTGATTTCGCTGGCTGACCAGATCAACCAGGGCGGCGGGGGTGGCGGCGGCGGGGGAAGCTGCCTCTTTCGAAGCGTCGGCCCGCCCGTGGTGGTTCCCGCGGCAACGTGCCCCGTCGCCTTAGCATTCGACGACACCGGAGGCTTCTGGTGGTACGCAACAGAACTACCCGGATGGGTGAAATTCGGATGACCCAAAACGCCATCAACCTCATTCGATCGTACACGGCCTCGCGCTGGTCGTGGCTCTGCGCCTGCTGGCGTTCGCGCGCGATCGTGGCCGAACTGGTCGAGCATTACGAGAAGGCTGAGGCAAAGGCGAACGCGGCCGACAATGACCGCTTCGCCTCTGCGGTGAAGGCTGAGGTTCTTCAGCACGAGCTAGACGACTTGCGCCAGGCGCACACCAAAGAGCGCGGCGGCAACGCGGCTCTGAGAAAATTCATCGAGTTGAACCACAAACCCACGATGCCTCCAAAACCTGTCCGAAAATGAAAAGATTACTGACTTTCACCGTTCTTATGCTGGCGCTCTCTGCTGGCGCTCAGTATCCACCGCCTTACGTTCACAATTATTGGAGCACTCAGGCTCAGGCCCAGGTGAACAGCCCGATAATGAACTCGTCTCACGAGGTCACAAACTTCGTCAACAACGGCCAGACACTATCGAGCATTATGATTTTTGGGCTCGGAAACCTGGCGGCCGAATCAGGAAAGGTGGCGATCAACGACGACGGCTCGGGGAACTTCGCAAACAACACGTTCAGATGGACAGCTGGCGGTGCTGTGACGGCAACAAGTTTTACCGGGGATGGCTCTGGATTGACCGGGCTTCCTTCTGGCGGAACCGGCATCGCCACCAACGGCGGCAGCGGGCTTAACAACTGGATGACCAATCTGCTCGCCAAGAATTTCACCAATGTAGGGCCAGTCATGGTATTTACCGATCCCGCCGCTCCACTTAATCCGACGTTCATTACGAACATTAACTCTCAGTTTGCGATTGGTCAGATCGGGAACTATGCGGACTTGACGTTGAGGAATCTGACGGCGAGAGGAAACGTCCTCATCCCTGGAGGCTTGGGTGGGTTCGGAGGTGATGGAAGCTCAATCACAGCCCTTAACGCCTCCAGCATTTCGAGCGGCACCGTTCCGGCAGCTAACGCCCCTAGCGGGAGCGTGATTCAATGCCTCGTCAGCAACTACACGGCCACCCTGCTCGGAACCAACGTCGCTCCGATTTGGAGCAACATTGTGGTGATCGCGTTCACTCCCAAACTCAGCACTTCGCGGGTCGTGGTCGAGGGAAGCGCAATGGTTGGGGCGGCTAACTCCTTTGCGATGTTCATGCGGGTGGCAAAGAACAGAGCAGCCATGACGGTAGGCGACTCCGCTGGAAGTCGAATATCCTGTAACTGGTACGGCCAGTCTGCTGGTGCTGGATTTTGCGCCACCGCGGCCGGAACCTCAATCGAAAGCCCAGGAAGCACGACAACGGTTGAGTATTCGCTCCAACTGGCCACCGAATCAACCGGCACTTATTACGTGAATAGGAATGTGACCGACACCGCCACCGCAGTTTTCGGGCGCGGAACGAGCAGCCTTAAAATCACGGAATACGCGCCATGACCGAATCCCTCCAAATCGCCATCATCGCCGGTCTGTGCGCTGGCCTCCCGCCCATCATCGTAAGCTGCATCAACCGCGTCCACGTCAGCCGCAAGATCAATGAGGTCCACGTCCAGATTAACAGTCGCATGGACTCGTGGATGGCCGCAGCCAAAGCTTTGTCCCACTCGGAGGGTAAGGTCGAGGGCGCCGCCGAACAAAAGGCGTCCGACGAGCGGGACAAACTCAAAGGTCCACCGAGCAACCAATGACGACAACGGAACACAGCATTATGACGCTAAAAGAACCGCAGGGAAAAAAGGCCGGTCAACTCAACTTCAATACCGTCATCGGGATTGTCGCCGTGGCCACTATCGGCTGGGTTGGAAACACGCTCACGAAGGTCAACGATAAGGTGATGCGGATTGAGACGCTAATGGAGGTTCGCAGCGAGCAAATAGCGGCAGACGAAAAGCGGCTTGTCACCATCGAGGCTTTGATGGGGTTAAGGCCAAAGCAGCCATGATTCGCTGGCTCCCAATTCTCTTGGCCGTCCTGTGCGGGTGCGCCTCGAATCCGATCACCAGGCACGGCATCCCTGAGTTTGGAACCATTGACCGAGAGAGCGGCCGATACCGCGGAGGTCAGCCCAATGCCGAAGGCGTCCAATGGCTCGTCTCCAAAGGCATCACGCGCCGGCTGAAGCTCAACACCGAGGCTGAGGGCAGCGATGCAGCGGAGCGGGCGGCGGGGATTCAGGTCCGCTACTCGCCCATCACCATCTGGCAGCAGTTGGGGCTTGTCAGCATAAGCACCAACCAGATTAACGATGCCGTTCTTTGGATGTCGCAGGGTCCGGTTTTTGTTGGGTGTCAGCATGGCCAGGACCGTACCGGGCTCGTGGTGGCGGTGTACAGGGTCAAAATCGAGGGCTGGACCAAGCGCCAGGCCCGCGCTGAAATGCGGTTGCATCACTTCCACCCGTGGCTATTGGGACTCACATTTTACTGGTGGGATGTCTAATGCTGGCGGGTTGCTCAACTGCTGAGTTCGCGCAGCCAGTCTATTTCTACCACGAAAAGCCGGGGCCGGTGGCTGCGGCGGTGCGTAACAGCCAGCGAAAGGCCCTGAACGACGAGCAGGCTATCCGCGTGACCCGCGAAGCAATGAAGATTCACCATCACCGGCTGGCGACCAACCTGCCACCGATGCCACCCGATGAAGAAAGGCGACGTTGAGAAAACGATCAGGAAGGTGTTTTACCGGCCGCCGAAGGAAAATGCTCCTTGGGCGGCGTGGATTCGGCGCAAGCAGCGTGACGAGGCTTGGAGCGAGCGCATGAACAGAAGAGCCTTGCGGAAGCTTAGGAAAAGGCGTAAAGGTGCCGAATGAAGAAACTCATCCTTCCCACCCTCGCAGCGTTGATCCTGGCCGGCTGCTCGTCCACCAACGCCGCCAAAATTATCGCTGCGGCAGCCAAAGATCCCGCGACGGTTCAGATCAAAGTCACCACGATCTACGGAAATGTCAGTTACACCCGCATTGGGGCTCGCACAAACGAAACGGTAACCGTGAGCACCGACGGAAGCGTGACGGTTAAGACCAATCCTTAATGCCTCTCGCTGGCTTTGGGGCGGGGGTCATGGAAGATATTCTGCCGGATGATCCTTTATGATTCTCACGGCAGTTTTTGGTATTCCAACACAACTTGAACGCAGGGGCAGGAAAGGCTCAATCGGTTTCAACTTCTGAATTGAAAGCCCGCGTTGGCCGATTGAGCGATAGGCTGCAACTTTCACAATTTCACCTTTTGTCCATCGCGTGAACATGCCGCCCCCGGCTACGTCCATAGTCATAACTCCGATGCGCCAACGAGACAGACTGCCGTCCAAGTTCCGGTTAAGACTTGCCTTTGACCCGAATCCACCAACGGCTTTGATTGAGTATTCCACTTCGCTCATCGCTCCCCTTTCTCGCTCGCGGAGTAGAGCGAACGGGAGAAGCGACAAATTGTTTCCGGTAGTGTCGGGCCGGTGTTGCAACTTGCAACCACTTTGGCGTCGTCCTCGTCATGCGCCGAATCGAGCGAGACAATAAATTGCCCGTTATCGGGGTCAGCGCAGATTACGATTTAGAAATGAGTATCGCGCAACTTCTCCACGCACGCTTTCAAAACCGCCATCGCGTCGGCGTTGTTGGTGGTTGGGTGGAACATTTCATCTTCAGGATGATCGCACTCATAAAGTTCTGGCAATCGCGCCTCTCCGGTCCACCTCAATTCTTGGCCCGGAACATTCCACGCCCTGCGATATTTTAATGATTGCGACTTATTTGGGGTCCACCCCATCACATGCTCGGCAATCCAAGCATCAAGCTCCCGCAACTCATCGTTTTCAGTTTTCATAATCCTTTTCAAACGCCGCCTCATCATCGTATTCGCGCTGGACGGCACGCAGTTTTACCGCTGCCTGCTCTAACTGCGCAGCAGCCAAATCTAGTTGGTGGTGCGACCGAATCATTTCGGATGCGTTCGCAACGTTGCGCTGTGCCTCAAGAAAGACTCGAAAGGTTTGTGTTTTCATAAATTCACTCAATCAGACCCGCCCTCACAGCGAGCCTCACCAATCCAGGCACGTCCCAAAGCTTCAACGCCTTCATAAGCGCGGCCCGGTGATACTCGGCAGTTTTTGGGCCGACCTGCATGGCTGAGGCAATCTCTTTCATGTTGGCTCCCTCGGCTATCATTTGCAGAGTTTCGCGCTGGCGGGGCGTCAGGCTTTCTACGGCGGTCATGGCTTGGCAGCGGGGGCAGGTCATGTGGCTATGCGCTTAAAGGTCATTTCCAGACAATCAAAAGCCCACGGAACGGCAGGCCATGCTCGGCCTCGAACCATTTTCGCATGTCCGGCCAATTCTTGAAACCGTCTGCTTTGGCAAATTCTCCAAGCGGCCTATAAGTTTTTGCGGCGTGGCCAACCATGACCAAGTGACGGTCAATGATAACCCCGCACAGTCCTGTTATGGGGGCTTCCTTTAGCTTCACCTGCTTTGATCGGTAGGGAAGCCTTTTCCATTTTCGGCAATCAATAATGTCCCCAATTCTAGGAACACGCTTAGGCCACGGGCGGATCGTCTGTCGCTTTGCGCCGGACTTTACTAGCGGAGCAAACCGAGGCTTGAACATTCGCACGAATCGGCTCATTGCTCACCCTCCAACCTAACGCCCTGGGATTCTAGGGCGGTGAGGGCTGCCATCAATTCGTAGTCACCTTTTCTTGAAGGAGTGCTTTTTACAGCTACTACCCGTGTCGCCGCTCTCGCCACAGCAATCAGGGCGGTGTTGGTGGCTTTGAGGCGTTCGATTTCGCTCAGTTCCGTCATGCTTCCAGCGTGACCCTGTTTCCATTGCAGGTATTCCCAAGCCTCGTCTTTGACGGCAAAAGAGGCTATGCGTCGGCTGCAAAGCGGTTCACCTTCAAAGATCGTCCAAAGCAGTCCAGTTTTTCCTTGTTCAGATGCTCCAGTCATAATTTTATCCTACTCGGTTGTCTATTTGAAAACGTGCGGCTTCAAGCTCCGCCCTGACCGTGGCGAGTTCGGCGCGGAGTTGGTCCCTATTAGCTAACCATGCTTTGAATGCACTTTCTTGCGATTGAGTTACGGCTTTATATTTTGCGTGCCACTCATCCCGTTCCGCTTCGGCGAGGAGTAGGGAGGGGAGTTGTGGTAAATGAGCAAGGATCACTTTGCTAGCTTCTTTCTGTCTGGATATTGTGATGCGTTCGTTTTCACTCGGTTCGTTCTGTCGGTCCTCTGGTTCCAGGTATGCTCTTGCTGAAGCGAGCTCGTCGTCTTGGTGTTGCCATTTCTCATTGAGTGAAACGAGCGTGTCTCCTAACGAGAAAGCACACTCTCTCGCCATCGTCTCCGCTTTAGTTTGGGCTTCGGTTGGGGTCATAGTTTGTTTGGTGATTCTTGTTTCAGGACACGCAAGAGTTGCTCCATTTTGATGTTGTTGAAAACGTGTGCGGCTTTCATCCCTTCGTGGAAGTTAATGCCGTGGGTGTCTTTCCACTGTTCGCACAACTTAACCCAAGAGTCGCACGATTCTAATTCCTGTTCGTATTCCTTGCGGTAAATCTTCTCGAACTCCAAAATGGTTTTGGGATGTTGATATGACTCACTCACGGCTTCACCCTCGCTTTCGTCGGAATCTCCACCCGCGAACCGGGATTGCTCGCGCCGTTGCTGATTCGGATTGATGATTTCATGCTTTTAGTTTGTCGAAATACAGCCGCCATAAGTTCTCGTTGTGTGATTTGAATTGATCTTCGGCATCCTTAAAATTGGCAGCGTCAAATTCTTCGCATTGCACCGTCCACGCGCCCTCGTTGTGGAAAAGCTCGTGCTCGTGGCCTTTTGCGTCCGTGGTTGAAATCTTCACCGAGCCGCGCACAGACAAAATGCCGTCCTTTAATTCACAGGTCCAAATGTTGGCCGGAAGCGTCTGGTGATAGAGGGCCTTACCATCCCCGCGCTGGCAGAATACGTAAATCCACCCCGGCGCAATTGTGCGGTCGAGAACGGCAATTCCGATGGCTTTGTCTCCGGTCATATTTTTACGCCTTTCTTGGATTGCCTGCGCCAATGCCCATAGTTATGCATCTGTCACAGCGATTAACGAAAAGGATACCGTGCTCGCAGTAATGATCTCGGCTGGCTGGTTTCTCTTTCTGGATTGCGTGAATGTATTCTTCAAGCAGGCTTCGGTCGGCCTTGTCTATCAGAATGTCGCGGCAGATTTCGTCTGCCCATTGGTCGGGTGTTTTCATGGTCATGTTTGATCGTTGGATGCCGCAATCCAGCAGGCGTGAAGGAGCTTTTTGAATCGCGGCATTCTGGCTTCGGGATGCGACATAAACTCTAGTTCGCGGCAAAGCCTTCTCCATGCCTGGACCGCTTCTTCGCCGTCAAGTTTTTGCGCCTGCTTAAGAACCATTTCCACTTGGTCTTTTCTGTTCATAAAAGGCGGGTCATCGGCCAAAACTTTCCTGAGTGTATTCGATATACTCGCTTCCGTTATCGGCGGCGTGTTCCATTGCCGTGTCAAGAACATCGGTCAGAATCGTGCTGCCATCCTCGCGCTCGTTGGCAAGTTCGCGAGCAACGTCCTTGGCGAATCCTTCGGTGTTTGTTACCTTGACCTGCAATCGCTCTTGGTCTGCAAATGCCAGCGTGTCCACGCCAATGCTGATTACAAGGCAGCCGTCTTTAACCTCACATTTAAGAGGCTGATCTACTCTGGTTGGATCTCCGTTTTTGTCTCTTTTCATATTGTCCTGTAAGGCACCCTCCGCAAAGACTTCTGCATCGTCTTGAACGCTCGAATGTCGTGCTTTGGAACGGGGCGAAGCTTGAAACGCCCAACGAGTTCGTCCAGCGTGCAGCCGAGTGGTCGGGCCAGTTTTAATAGGGTGCTGAGAGAGGGTTCTCGCTTGCCGGATTCCAGCGTCCAGATGCTCATGCGCGTAACGCCAGCGCATCGCGCTAAATCCGCCTGCGACCAATGCTGGGCTTTGCGGAGGATTTTAAGACTTTCCGAGAAATCGTTGACGATTTGTGTTTTCATGGCTTCACCTGTGCTTTGACCGGCACTTCCGTCCGACTGTTCGCGTTCGAGGCTGACACAGACCAAAACACACCATGCCCCGGTCGCCAGTCGTTCGAGAAAATAACTGACGTGCCGTTCGTGACGATCAGGACAGGCCAAGTCCAAGCGTTGCTCAGACTGGCCGGTAGATTCGTCCAGGCCATACCCCTAACGCGATAGACCGTATCCGTGCTGCCGCTTCCATCCCATGACACCGTGACGCGATACAGAGGCACCGGAGGCTTTGCAGGGGCGAGAGCGCGGCTTATGGCGGGCGGATTGAGGCCGGGAAACTCTGTCAGGTTCGTGCTTAGATGGTTCGGCGTCATGCCAACCGGATAGCCCAGCGGAACCGCGCGGAGGTCGGTCGCGCCGAAGTCGGCTCCATTCGCGCGGCGGCAACTGTGAACCACCAACGCCAGGCCAATGACGATAAGGGCAATTCCGGCGATGGTTCGGGTGGGGTTTGGTTTCATTCGCCTGTCTTGATGAAATGGTCAATGCGCCGGACGGCTTGACGGGCGAAGGCGGGAGTGCCTTCTTTTTCCTCAGATATTCTTTGTAATTTGTAAGGCCAGTTGTAGAAACCGAAAAGCCTACTGCTGTCGTGCATAGAAAGTCCGAGCAACTTGGTCGCTACGGCTCCGGCCATAGACCCAACTTCTTTGTAAGTTATGTTAGGTTTTTGCTTATTAGCAATTGCGACAGCCCATCCACCAATGCAGGCAGCAGTTCCGCAATTTGGGATTTTCCTTGAAGATGTTATCGCATCTCGAAACCACCAACTCATGTGGAATTGGCGCGGCTCTTTTAGGATTTGCTTCTGAATCTTCCGCAGCAGGCGAACGTTCATTTTTGGTTTTGTTGGTTTTGTTTTCATAATTTTACTGCGCCGTAGAAAGGGTGAGCGCGGCGGTTGGCTTTATTATCTCCCGAAACTCAGCCATTGATTTAACAAGGTGGCACAGGTGCCCAAACCTGTTTAGCTGCATCGCAAATCCAATCTGGTCAACCGTGCGCTTGCCTGAGCGGGACTTGCATTCGATAGCGTGAACCCTGCCACGGTCTGCAAAGATAATGAAGTCGGCAACGCCGTTCCCCGCCGTGGATTTGCGGTCCATTCGGTTGTGAGCGTAGGCCCAGCCCCGCTCGCGGCAATAGGCGATGATTTCGCTGTGCAAGTCGCCCTCGTCCTCGACAGCTTTAGCGTCGGCATCAACGAGTCGTTGGATGGATTTGGGAACGGTTTTGCCGTTCGCGTCAAACTTCCGATTCTGCTCCAGGGCTTGGTCGAGGGTGAGTTTCATGGTCGCAAAAGCTTTTCGATGAGCGCATAATCCTGCTCGCTAACTATGGCTTGCAGGCGTTCGAGTTCCGATTCCAGCGCGGCGATGCGAGCTTGCGCGGTTTCGAGTTCGTTAGCGCACTGGTGTGCTATAACGGCACCCGGGCCGGTATTTCCGTGGCAAAATAATTCACGCAATCTCTCAACTGTCTCACTCGACGACTTGACCAATGGCTGCGAGATTCGCGGCACCGTCTCGCCCTCAATCATCCGCGACTCAATGTCAGCTTTTCTGGCGTCGTGATCGTCCATATTAGTCGTGGTCGGATGGTGCTGGTCGTTTCAAATCTTCAAGTCCGCAGAGCTGGCATTCCCAACGGCTGCAATCGAACGTGCCCCCGATAACGTCAGGATCGCCGCCCCAATCGTCTATCCACTTTCCAGTCATGCTCTCAGGGCGGCTCAGTTGAACGTTCAGCATCCATAATCAAGCCCACTTCGCAATATGCCACTGGGTCGCTTCCATTGGCGTCCAGCCGTTGTTCAGCACCGGCTTTCCTGGGAACGGGTCGTCGTAGCCAGGCCACACCCCGAATTTAAGGCACTGGGCGTACTTTGCCAATGCCTCGGCCAACTGGTTGCGGCCCGTGCGCAGGTGTTGGTCCTCAATCAGTTCCCGGCGCCCGATGACATAGGGTGGCTTGTTCTCTTGGATGGGATGCAGGTAATGTTCCCGGGGCTTCTGGCCAAGCGCCACGGCCGCCGCGTTGTATATGTCCAGTTCCATCGCTGCTTGCAGGTCGTAACCTTCCTTCTCGATGGCATTCTGCCAGCCTTTGTAGCTGCCGTCGCGTGCCGTCTTGAGGTTGGCAATGGAATCGTGGTATTCACCGTCCAGATCACCCACAACGTCAATCAGAGTCTTGCAGGGCACCACGATGCCCGTCGCGGCGTCTGTCCAGTCCGCTGTGACGTGGACTTGCAGACCAGCGTTCTTGACCAGCGCGGCGATGGCTGGGTCATTGGCGATGCGTCCAGCGGCAATTTCGGCCTGTTCCAGTTCGTCATGGGTGACGACCCAAAATCCCTCGGCCAGCTTCTTGTCGCGCCACTCGCGGCACGTCGGAGATTTGTAGGTCCAGGGAGCCGTGCCTTTGGAGCCTTCGTAGGTCGCCGGGGTGATCTGGTACAGGTCATCAAAGCTCTGCGGCATGGTCAGGAGCGTGTCAACGAGCGTTCCCCACGCCTGGGCCTTGGTTGAGGCTTTGATGACTTCTTCGCCTGATTCTTCGGCATCAGCGGCAGCTTCAGCTTCGTCCTCGCCCACGAGCAACCATTTCTGTGGGTTGGCGACAAACGCCCGGAGCGCGGACGAGTGCATGACAAAACCGGGCTCGCCGCGTTTGGCCGACTGGCCCATGTAATCTCGGAGCCTCACGCGCTCGCCGTGGATCTTGCCGCTGGTGAATGGGATTGCGTTACTCATGATTTCGACTCAAAGAATTTCGCCGCCTCGCCGCAAGAATCATCACCACTCGAAACGCGCTCGGTCCCGCAAAAATAATGACTTTCCGTTGGAGCATCGTCGCTAGTCCCGCTCACCATCCAGTTTTGATAAACAGCACCGTGTTTATCGAACGATCTTCCGCATCGGCTAAATTCCGGTTTGTTGCCAGGGATGCAATGCTTGCACTCGACACAGTGTTTCATAGATCAGTTGTGAATTTTGAAATTGAATGGTCCGGCGCACCCTATTCATCGATCCGACAGGGCAGAAGGCGCGACGTTTAGGCCATGCGCCGAACCAAAGTGTTATGCTGTCGCCAGCGCGGGAGCCGATGCCGGGGCGGCGTCCGTCTTGGGTTTGCGTTTCTTCGTCCCTCCATTCACCGAGCGAGCGGCGGGCTTGCTGCTGCCCTTGGTGGTCAGAATGTCGGCGATTTCTTCGGCGTTGGCCACGAGGATTTTGGCCGTCGTCCTTGACAATATGGTCCGGTCACCATCGGCGGGAGTAAAACAGCCTTCGAGTATGCGGGCCAATTCATGCGTCTGCGCTTCTTCGACTGTCGCAAATGTGTGGTTATCGGTGGTGAGAAATGCTTTTGCTTTCGTAATCATGTTGCCGGTTGAGTTGCTAATTTTTTGGTTGTTTCTTCGATGGCGAAAAGCAACGCGCCTTCCGTCAAATTCTTCACTTCTTCGGCCTCGCCAAGCACCGCGTTTGCCCGCATCCAGGCCGTGCGCGTGCCCCAGGTTTTCGCATCGCCTGCCTCGATGGGTTTCAGGAGCGCCCAGAGTTTTGCTTTCAGGGCTTTGAGCGGGTCGGCGGGGGCGGTGGTCGTGGCTGCCGGCGCTGCGGTGGGCGGCTGCTTGGTTCCCGGGCCTTGCGGTGTCTGGCACCATTGCAGGACAGCTTCGCCGTGGGCGAATGTGAACCGATCGCCCTTCTTTGGAAGCAGGGCCAGCAAATCGCTGTGCGTGAATTTGCACCCGGCGCGGAGATTGGTGAAATCGCACAAGCCGCCCTTGCCATCCTGATCGGCCTCAACTGCGGCAACTGCAATCGCTGTCCGGGTCAGTCCGCTTTCCTGAATCGGGCTTTCGTAGGCCGCGGGTGCCTTGGTCGCCATGTCGAATTTTTTCTTGGCCTGAATGAGCATTATGATAGAGCCGGTCGAGTTGTTAATCCGGTTCACCATTTTTGAATGAGTCCAGGGCTTGACGTGGGCCGCTGCCGCAGCGAGGGACCGCGCCCGCTTCCCTTCATCGTCGCCGGCCATGCGGTCAAGCTCGTCGTTTTTCAGGTCGAGGTATCCGCCGTCTGAATCCCAGCATTGGGCTACGGCGTCAAGGATCGTGGTTTTGCATCCAGCCTGCTCCAGCGTTTCCAGCGCGGCCAGGAGGCGCAACGGATGGAACGGCGGTTCGAGATACATCACTTTGAATCGTGCCTTGTGCTGTTCGACGGTAGTTCCGGGGTAACGCTCTGCGGCCATTTTCGCCACGCTGTCAATCGCCCAGCCGCTGCGGTGGTTTTCGCCGTCCACCCAGCCAATAAAGCCGGTGGGCGTGATCGCCATTGCCAGGATGCCGCCCGTAACGCTTTTGCCGCTGCCTACGGAGCCGAAGAAACCGAAGCGCATAGCCTGCGGGGTGATGCCGGTTTCTTCAATCTTCATGCTCTTTTTGAAGTCCTCTACTTGTTTTTTCCAGTCCATAATTTTGTCAAAATCTCTCTCTTAATCCGCCACTTATTCCGCCCACTCACGCCGGCAAACGGATTTTTGCTCGGCGTGTTAGCCGTGCGATGCTCCCGGGCCGCGCCGATCAGTTGCGCGAGGATCAAAAGGCCGTAGAGGAAAATGGCTTTCATTCGGCGGTTTCCTCGTCAGGTGAAAAAACGGATTCTTCGGAAATCATCTGGAGCAATTGAAATCCGAACATCCAAAAATGACCCGTCCACGCCAACGCCAAGAGAATCAGAATATCGAAAGCTTTGGATAACCATTTCGGGATGCTGCGCCCGCGTTTTCTCATTTTATCGGTCGCGCTCCTTGGGACCAGGAAAGCAAGTATGCCGATTATGGCGCAATACCAGAAAATGCACCTGAACACGTTCCACGCGGGCGCGACACCGACAAACAGCCCGAAGTATCCAGCGGCCAAATAGACGGCTTGCAGAACGAGCGTGTACAAAAAGCGGCTGTTGATTCTCATAGGGCTTCAATATCAAATTCCGAAGGCTGGACCAGCGTTTTGCCGCGTTCACAATCGAAAA